GTCTCGTGAGCATCAGACTGATATCGTGCTTGAACTGGTTGAAGCAGGCGAGCTTGCCCGACTGGGCGGTATTCGCCTGTCGTGCCATCCTGGGCCGTATACGTGCCTTGCAAGCCCCGATAAGGTGATTGTAAACAAGTCGGTCAAGTGTTTGAATATGCATTGGCTTATCGGCCATCTGCTTGGTCATGATGACGATTTCAATATCAATATCCATGTTGGTGGTGTGTACGATGGGAAGGCCGATACCGCCAAGAGATTCTGTGAAAACTTTAAACTTTTGGATCCCGGACTCCAAAAACAGCTAACTATCGAGAACGACGACAAAGCGTCTATGTGGTCTCCCACAGACCTGTACCAGAACATTTACGCTGGCTGTGGTGTCCGTCTGGTTTACGATTACCATCATCACCGTTTCTGCGGAACCGAGACTGTGGATGAGGCCATAGACATGATGTTTTCCACTTGGCCGGAAGACCAGATTCCCAAGACTCACTATTCGGAATCTGCTCCGGGCAAGCGTCCTCAAGCCCATTCAGATTACATCCAAGGTCCTATTCCAGAATATAACACAGATAGGCTGTATGATGTCATGCTGGAAACCAAGGCAAAGGATCTTGCCATAAAAAAGTACTTGACAGAACACGCGGGTGTGGTATAATGGTAGCACGACTGCCTTCCAAGCAGTAGACAAGGGTTCGATTCCCTTTACCCGCATTATGAAAAAGTTTAATAAGTTTAAAATTTGGTTTGGTAAAAAGTTGATTGATTGTGGATTTAGTATTCTTCTTAAGCTGGATGATCGTGATTGGAATCCTAAGAAAGAAACGTATCCAGGTTCAGTAAAACAAGCAAAGTATAATTTAGGTGCTTGGCTAGTAAAACACGGAATCCGGCTAGAAACACAAACCTTAAATAAAGAAGGTTGGCCCGGATTCACCATTAAGTATTACGATAAAGATTTTTACAAGTATCTGCAACGACCAAACAAGAAGCGAAAAAAGCGAAACAACGATGGACCTGACTTCACCAATTTCTTCCCGGACTGGCAATGAAACCCGAAACATCATTGATCACTACCATTACTGGAAGCATGAAGCGATTCTCGCAGACCTTGACTCACGAACGAATAATTTCTCTGTTCTGTGCAGCAATCTCTATAACGACTTTAACATCGCTACTTGCATTAGGAACTGTAATGCATTCCTGGCTAAGAAAGTGGTTGTCTACGGGTCTAAGCAGTATGATCGTAGGGGCACTGTTGGTACTCATCACTATGTTCGCCTACTACACGCTGGATCGTTTGAAGGGCTGGCTACGACGCTGGACGCTCTGAGAGACGAAGTAGGCCAGGATCTACACCTTGTGGCTGTAGACAACATCCCCGGTGCTCTTCGTCTAGACTCGTATGCATGGCCCAAGGATAAGCACGTGGTCATGATCTTTGGACAGGAGCAGGTAGGCGTTCCACAAGAATTACTGGAAATTGCTAACGATACCGTTTACATTGCACAATACGGTTCTGTACGGAGCCTAAACGTAGGAACCGCATCTGGAATTGTAATGTACGATTACTGTGCTAAAGTTCTCTAAAGAACAAGGGCTCCAACCGTCACAGGTGAGAGCCCTTTGTTCCATTAACTGAACAGTCTTTACTTTTACTTATTTCTTTTTACAGCAGGTTTTCTTTTTGCAGACAGGAGCAGATTTAACGCCTAGTTGTACTAGAAGAGCATTTACTTTGGATTTAATCCATTTTACTAGTTTCATAAGTTTCACCTCTTTCTTCCATTATTTATGAAAATGGAAAACTCATACATACTTTGTACCCTCCAGGGTGCATTATATTAATAAAGAACTTATAGCTGTATATCAGCAGATCCAGTACTGTACACAATCTGCATATCGCGTACACTATTAACAGTTTGTATATCTTTTGTGACTACCACAATTTTCTTGTCATCTGCAAGACTTAATCCCCAAGCTGCTTCATCCCATACACCGATTGTGTATTGTCTTGTGGTTGAATTCCAAGCATAATCATCTGCATAGTATCGTCTGTATCTATAATAAGATGTGGGAGAATCTACATCTGCAGTCCAAACGTATACATCAGAATTATTAGAAAGGGATACTGCTTTTTGTATAGCATTATTCCACCAGAAAAATCCTTTTATCTGTGTGGGATCATTGAAAATTGCATCATAGCATGTTTTAATATGTGCTTGAAGCATATCAAATTCTATCCGTCTTCCCCATATGTACTGATCTCTGTTTGGAAATCCTAATGAAGAAGTATGATACCACGCACCACCAAACGCATAACCAGAATTTCCACAGTATGTGGTATACAGCGAACCATTTGAATCGTATTCGTATGCTGTGTTAAGCATAGGGAATATAGGTAGAGTTTTATTATACAGTTTATTGTATAGTGCTGCTCTAATAACAGAATCTTGAGTGTACTGTTCTATTAAATCTAAACCAGACCATTGGTTTTTTTCATAGAACGAATATATTTTGGTACACGATAATGGATGTGAATTGGGTTCAAATGGGTATACTTTAGGAATCAAGAAATCTACTTTATCCAGAAGAACTGCATTTTTATTCACTAATGCAGTATTAATAATTTCTCGTGCTTTGGGTGTTAAACTATTCCAAGGGCCGGTAGATCCTATAGGATTTCCTGGTAAGGTGTATTTTTCTCCATCAAATCCTGCAGTAATAGTATTGGGATTACCATCAGTATCAATTGGACTAACATCAAGAATGTTGTAAATTCCTAACTTAACATTTTTATATTTTGCGGGAAGAGGTTCTATTATTTTTTCCCATTCTGCAATAAAATTAAAATCAGTTTTACTGGGATGACTCATGTACTTCTCTTTTATATTCGAAGGTATTGGAACATTCAATCCTATAACCCCTGTAGGAGTGGTTAAAAGTCCCCGGATAACATCCAAAATTTCTGCTAATACTTCACTATATACGATTTCTTCTGTTTTTGGTACTCTAGACCACCATTGTTGAAATAGTTTTTCATGAGCTAATACAAAATATATTACATCACCTATAGATTTAGGACTATTTCCTGATGTTACAGTGTTCTTGCTTTCTATCTTTGTTATTACTTCATAACACCAATTAACATAGCGTCTAGCAATTAAAAATGCAGACCAAAATGGATTTAAATTTTTTAATTGCTGTGGAGTCAGATTTTTAATATCTCCTATTTTAATGCCAGTAACATCATTATACGCTATTTCTTGATCTGCATCACCAATCATACAGTAAATAATATTATTTTGTTTACTATTTAAATACTGTCTGTCTAGAGATAATAAATTAGGATTGTATATTTTTTGTCCAGTCTTTGGTGATTTTTCAGGCATCCACGAATAAAAATAACCAGAATAATTAGGTGAAGATGCATGCAAACTAAATTTACCGTAAGTAGTTTCGTATTCAGTTTTACTGTTTAGCTCACCAGTTACAGAATACACCTTTGGATGAACTATAGTCGAACTATTATCAGATTTAAAATTAGTTTCTCTTGCAAAAACAAGATTGGATAGATTTATAATTAAAATACGATCTTGTTCAGTTGGAATAGTTCCAATTCTGTTAGTTTGTAAAACACTACCGTTTAATTTTTCAAATAAATCTAATTCTTTTCTGACTACTTTTGTTTTGTGCTTTTTATAATTGACATTACTCCAAGGACTAAGATGCGTCCATTTATAATTTCCTCGTTCATCAAAAGAAAGACCAGTATCTACTAAATCTTCTATAGAATTTTGTGTGGTTGGATCCACATCCAGAGAATATACTCTACGTCTTCTGCGACTTTCGTCTGCACCACTTAAATCTGCAGTAGAAAATGGATCAGCGTCTATAAATGGATTTAAATCTCCAGAATTATCCACTAATCTGGGTATTCCTGTATTCCACCAGAAAAATCCTTTAATATATGATGGATTATCCACAGCATCATAACAGGTTTTTAATTGTGATTTAAGAGTATCTAGATCAATAAATCTATCAGTAATAAAGTCATTATTGCCCGGAATTGCATGTCTTTGTTTATTATAGGGACCACGTTTTGCGTAAGTATTATACAGATTTGTAAACTCCCAGCTACTAGGATATACAGAAGCTAAAATGGGCAGAATAGGTTTATTAAAACCATATTTTTTATTATACAAATGTGCTCGTCTCACATTATCGTATGTAAATTGCTCAAATTGATTTCTGTTTCCTGCTTGTTTTAGATAAAAATCCCATTGTATATCTGGATTAGTACCACCAGTAAAATCACAAAATTGATTTGTGGGTTCGTATATGTAAACTTGGGGACATAAAAAATCACAAAAATCTAATAAACGTTTATATTTTTCAATATATAAATCATTCAATTTATCTCTAGATGCTTGAGTTAAAAAATTCCATACTTTTCCCACTCCAGAACGAGAACCGGGTGTAGGAACTAACTCTTCACCATACCATCCACCAGAAATATTACCATCTTTAGAATTATCAAAATCCATCTCGTAAACATCAGGTATTGAATAACAACCTAGTTTAAAATTAAATCTATATTTGTATGGCAACATTTCAATATATTCTGTCCATAAATTTACAAATTCACTAATAGTAGGAGTTGATTGTCCCACGAATGTTTTTGTTGGAGTATCTGTCCAAAATTCTAAAACAAATTCGGGAATTCCTTCTAAATTAATAAATTGAGAGATATAATCACGGGGATTTAATAGTATTTGTTTAGCATGTGCTAACACCTGAGCCAGTGAATCAATATATGCGCTTTCTGCTATTTTTCCTTCTTCTGTTGTAGTATCAAAAAATCTGGGTTTGCCTGGAGCATTACCAAATCCTAATTCTGGTGGTCCATTCCACCATCCATTATAAAAATGTTCAAGATCCAACATAACATAAACATCATCACCTATAGAAACAGGAAACCCTCTACTAAGATTTACATTTTCTACATTTTGAATCATAAAATAAGCCCAGCTAACATATCTTCTTACTAGACTAAATGCACTCCAGAATGTATTTAAATTTTTAACTTTAAATTCAGTAAATCCTAGTGGTTTAATTTCTGGTTTAGTTCCTTTGGCTGGGATTATTTGGGATTCCCAAACACCACCGGTCCAAGAATTAGCTAGCCATGTCATTGGTTTTATTGAACTATCAATATCATTATAGAACCAGATAAAATCTGTTTCTTGTATCATGTAATATATAAAATTACTATTTCTTTTACGAAGAAACTCTCTATCTAAATCCACTAGATCATCGTCTACTGTAGTTTGTTTTAAGGAATTAAAAGTAAATGTATTATTTCCTAGATCAATCCATCCATTATTCCTATAACCATTAATATATGGACCTTTAAAATTGCCAGCGTATGAAGCTCTTCCTCTACCAACAGCATTTACACACTGTAAAAATTGTGGAGCAAGAGAACCATCTCTAATTCCTGTTCCATCATCAAAATATGAGTATATCTCTGTACTAAATTTTCCATAATTTTGATATTTTAAAGGTATAGTTATTTTGACAGCTCTTGCATTCTCAGTGGGATGTATAGTTTTTCCTATACCACTAAAATTATTTAAATATTTTCTAGGTTGAGATATTCTAGTATCAATATAAAAACTCATTTCTCTACCAAAAGGAACATTAGATAAATCAATTCTTACAGGTTTATTAAAAAACGTTTCTTCTGGTTGTGGAAATGATGATGCCATTGTTATTTTTATTTATAATTAATAGGAATAGTTTTTAATTACGGATGGAATGTACACCCCCACAACTGAAGAATTACTTGTTTTTTTGGTGGGATTAGTGAACAGATATAGTGGAGTTACTTCGTCTTTTATTGGAATAAATAGGTGATATCTTCCTATTTGAACATAAGCGTATCCGTATTGGCCAAAATCCAAAACTTGAGTCAGTGTGTCTTTAGTAGACGAAAATACCAATCGTTCTGATTCATTACCAGTCATACTAGTTTCGTATATTGTTGTTATTATATTTTTACTTAAACGTATATTTTGATTATACAAATTTCCATCAAATGTTCTTACTTTAATATCATTGTCTGTAATAATTGCTTCATATGAAATATTTAATATTTTATAGATGTTTGTGTCTGTCTGTACTGTTACTAAATTACTGGCAGATACACCGGCTATATCCTGTAAAATTGAACCAGGAATAAATGCTGTAGTTGCTTGTAATTTTACTTTACTGTCCAATACAACAGGAACAGAATATTTAATTACATTTTGTTCAAAAAATTGTTCAAAAGGATCTGTAAAATCAACTGGAGTAGTTGCAGTAAAAAATTCGGTATCTAGTGTTCCGTTTATTAAATTACTGGTACTATTCGTTATAGTTTTTTTTTTAAAAAAAGCACTTAATGCATCACTGTTCGTTACATTAAGAGAATTCTTTAAAAACGCAACATTGGAATCAAAAATTTCTTGTGCCTGTGCTGCGTATTGAGCATCTACTGAAGTAAGAGATGTGGTAATACTTTGGTTTAAATTGGTTGTTGTGTCTGTACAACTTCCAGCAACCCAAACGTAATTACTGCCTCTAATAGCTGCTTGTTTTTGTGTTTGATACGGTAATCTAATTCCATTAGCAGAGTCTACAGCACATCCCAATTCTGTATTAGAATTATCTAAAATGGCTTGATCAGTAATAGACACTTTACTATTAATATACAGATTAATTAATACTATCTTTCCTGTAAGATTTTCTTCCACCATATCATTTGCATTTTCCAAATAAATAACTTCTTTATCGTTGATAAATGCTGCATCGGATACAATGAATTTTTTAGTATTATTTTGAGATGAAGGTGATATTATTTCTATAATATCTCCTGGTTGATATCCCAAATATAATAAAGGTTTTGCTGTGTATTTTGGATTACGAGATATTAGTGCTTTAATTTTTGTATCAGTAGATTCTTGTAAAGACGAAGCTTTGCTTAGTTGTGGTGTATTAATAAAATAATTTAAAATGTATTGGTCTACATTTGCATCTTTATTAGTGGAAGATACTACTTCAGCAAATACCAAATCTTCTGAAAATTTCTTAAATTTTAAAGAAGAAGAAATATCTGCATCTACAGCAATTGTATCATCTAAATATTGACCACCATTTAAACTAAAAGCTTCATCCACACTCATTTTAGCAAAAAATGTCTTTAAAAATAATTTATCTTCTGGACTTGCTAACGAATAATCTAAAATCACTTTATTTATTGCATCTTCTGTGTAAAAAATTACACTAGGCTTTGATTTTATTTTTGTTGAATCAAATATATCTTTAGCGTATTCTACAAACTCTAAAAAATAGAAAGAATCTGTTCTTGCTAAAACAAGATCATTTTCTTCTACTGGTTTAGAACGTATTGTGTAGTTGTTACGTGCCATCTTATGATGCTATAAATGAGAAGCGAGTAGATATTCCATTAGATATAAATGTTAGTTTATCTGTATTGCTTATTGATAAGAACATTACTTCTCCCGGTGACAGATAATATGGAGTTGTACTTGCTATACCTGTACCAGAAGAATTACCAACAACTTGTATCAAATATGCATCACTTGTGCTCACTGGTGCCAATGATTTGATGGTAATACCGTTCTTTAATGGGGCAGAAGAACCATTAAATATCTTTACAGAACCAGTAATCCCAACAGTCACAGTTCCAGTGTATACAGTATCGCTTAATTTAATAGTTGTGCTGGTGTCATATGTTCTATTTTCTGGCATTCTACCCTTCATTAGGGCAATATCTGACTGAATATTAGTAAGAGCAGTTTCCATATCACCCATATAAGAATTGATGATAGTATCCAGTCTTCCTGTTATATTAGAATCTTCAAAGGTTAAATTCACTGCACTGGTTGGATCTATGGATACAGGCATTGCTGATGTCCATGCTACTTCTAGTGCACCTCCGGTCAAACCGCCCTTTACGCGCACTGAAGGACCTGCTGTTGCTCCTGCAACAAACAATGGAACCGATTGATCTGCTTGAGATATTCCTACTATAGCAGAAACATTAACCGTTGCTGTAATACCAGCACCAATTATCTTGACATCAAGTGCCCCGGAAGTAGAAGTTATGGGATTACCACTACCGTCGTGCATCTTAAATGGAAGAGTAGCACCACCATCTACTGCGGAATATATCTTAACTCCATCAGTAGCTGGTAACAGATATCTACCACCACTAACACCCACTGTTCCATTTACAGTTACACTATCTGTGAGATAATTAAGCCTTCTACCACCAGTTACTCCCACATTAATTCCACTAGTAATACCCTGAATATACACAGTATTAGCTACGGTTACATCACCAGTAATTCCTACTTTAACTCCACTGGTAATTCCTTGGACATAACCTGATACTTGAACTGGAACAGTTCCTGATGCGGTAGTACCCTGTACTGTTATTGCTCCAGTTGTGGCACCAGAAATTCCATTTACTATTTTGAAAGTACCCAATCCACTCACAGAACCGGAAATACCTAGAGTACTAGAGTTGGAAATAACTGTTACTGGTAGTGGTGTTGAAGTCTTCACACGAGTAGCAGTATTTGTATCCCCCCATGCTAATTTTACTATTTGTACGTGCGCGTTAGTAATACCACCTGTAGTTACCCATTCTGTGGCAATACTTCCTGTAGTACCGGTTACGTCTATTGTTAAATTTGGATCTGTATCTGGCATTTATTTCTCCAGTATTATTTATAAAAAAAATAAAAAAATTTACATATATAAAAGTAACTATGGTACTATTATTAGATAATGAAAAACAACGTGATTTGTGCCGTCAAATAGAAAAATATGTAGAACAATGGAAAGTTTCATATATTGATGCTATTGTTGCCGTATGTGAAGTAAACGACATACCAATAGAAACTATGCCTAAAGTCTTAACCAAACCTATTATAGAAAAAATTCAACAAGAAGGTCAAGACTTGAATTTTTTACCAAAAAGTTCTAAATTACCCATTTAATATTTGACAAGCCTAAATTAAGGTGTATATTTACAGACAATAGGAGATTATATGGCATTTAAAGATCTAAAGAAGAATTCTACGTCAATGGCATCCAAGCTTCAAGAGGAGTTGGAGAAGAGCAACAAGTCTAATGATTATAAGGACGACCGATTTTGGCGACCTACTCTGGACTCTGCTAGTAATGGATATGCAGTTATTCGATTTCTTCCTGCAGTGGAAGGAGAGGATATTCCATGGGTTAAGTTGTACTCTCACGCCTTTAAGGGTAAGGGTGGTTGGTTTATTCACAATTGTCCCACAACCCTTGGTGAGAAGTGCCCAGTTTGTGAAGGAAACTCTGAATTATGGAATTCTGGTACTGAAAGCGATAAGCGTATTGCTCGTGATCGCAAGCGTAAGCTTAATTATATTTCCAATATTCTTGTTGTGGAGGATCCAGCAGCTCCTCAAAACAAGGGCAAGGTGTTCCTATTTAAGTACGGCAAGAAGATTTTTGAGAAGATTCAAGAGCAGATGAATCCAGAATTCCAAGACGAAAGTGCTGTTAATCCGTTTGACTTCTGGAAGGGTGCTAATTTTAAACTCAAGGTCCGTAAGGTTGACGGTTACGTTAACTACGACAAGTCAGAGTTTAGTGCTGCCACTGAACTGTTTGATGGTGATGATGCCAAGCTTGAGGCTCTTTGGAAGAAGCAGTACGCTCTCAAGGAGTTTATTAATCCCAAGGAGTTCAAGAGCTATCCTGAGCTTAAGACCAAGCTGGTTGATGCTCTAGGTGGAGATGTTCGCAATATGGGCGATTCTGAGGATACTGTTGAGGATGAGCCTGTAGTGCGTTCTAGTCGTAAGCCTCTGCCAAAGGCAGAACCAGATGAGGATGTCGATGTAGAATCATATCTAAAGTCACTTGAAGACTAATAAAAAAGGCCCCGAAAGGGGCCTTTTCATTATCCAAATTTTTGTCTCCATATTGGTTGTTTTTTGTAGATTAAATTTAAATTATCTACATTTTTTGGTCTTGGAGAAACCATTATAGGAGGACTATTTTCTTGTTTTACAATTGACACATTATCAGAACCCATAGGTATCATTCTATCTTCTATAGAGAAAGATTGTCTGTTTATAGATTTTGGTATTGCTCTTTTGGTATTAAGTCTAGCATTTATATTATATTTGTATACTTCTTGTATATCTGATGTTAAATAATTATCTGGTGTATAGATTTGAAATGGTAACGCTATTGGGGCAGAAGTCGTGTCTGTATTACGAAATTTTGATGATAAGTCTGTGGTTTTAATATTATCGTATGCAGCAGTTTCTATATCTCCAGACTCTAATTTTGGTATATACTTCAAAACAGATTGATCATTTTTAATATTGTTTGAAATAGTAGAATACGTTAAAGCTGATGTTGGATTATCTGTATTTCTTGTCTGTGTTGTAATTTTTTTAGCAGATTCGTATTCTTTTTGATCCGATTTGTTTTCTTTTTTATTTTGTTTTTCTGTATAATTTGTTTTTAATGATACTATAGAATCATAAATTTTTTTATCAGATTTTGATAATTTTTCATATTCATCTTGTGATAATTCATTAAATTCTGAAAAATTATTTTGTTTTGCTTTTTTACGTAAATCTGTATAGTTGATTCCAGTAGAAACTACAGTAGCATTATTTGAATTTGTTTCTTTAGTTGTTTTATCTAATGCTATACCATCAATTTTTTCTATAGAATTATTAATAGGAACTTCATCAACTTTTTCTACAGAATTTTGAGGACTAGTTTCTGGCTGTCTATTGACAGAAGTTTTATCAGAAAAGAAAAGTGAGTTTACTAACTCTTGATAATTTAATCCTACGTTATCCATTTAATTATTTTCTTCTAATTCATTAGCTATTTGTTGAATTAATACTAATCTTTCCCACGGAAACATATTTTGTATATCTTGTATAGAGTATCTATGAAGATATGTTAATTGAAATAATACATTTAAATAAGTAGCAAGGTCTATATAGTTAAAAAAAAACTAATTATATTAAATAATCCAGATAGTTCTATTTTTTTAGATTCACCATCACTGGTTTTATATTCTAAAATATAATAAGTTTTAGGTGTATCTTCATAATATTTTAATAACTTTTTAAAATCTTTAGATTGTAGATTCATACAGAATTCTGCCTTTTCAGATAAAGACATATCTTCTGCGGTTATAAGCTCATCGTCTTTTTGAATACTAATTATATTATTGGCTATAAATTTTATTTTATTTTCAAATGTTTTATTATAATCAGGATTTTGTAAAATATCTTTTACTTTTAATTGTTGTAATCGTATTAATATTTTATTTTCTAACTGAATAATAGAATTCTGTGTATCTGTTTTTTCATTATATTTCATATCTTCTAAAATATTAATTGTTACTTTAACTTGTTCTTTAGTGTCTGGGCATTTTATTGTTGCTTTTTCTATTTCACCTATTGATTTACTTCGTAAATGAAGAAATGCTGCCTCAAAATCTTGTATTTCATACTCTTCAGTATTATCTTCAATGCATGCATTCATTACGTCTATGAGTGTATGTAATACATTTTGATTATTTTCTGATTGTTTTGCTATTAATAAAGAATTTTCTTCTTTAACAGTAAATGGTCTATATTTAATTTTTTTACCACTAGGCAATTTAACCGAATATTTTGGAAAGGATTTAATTAACATAATTTAATAGCCTTATTCAAATCTATAATATCTATAAGAAAACACCACACTCAGTATTAATGGTTGATTGTTTGCATTAGTGTCCATTGTGGCTGGAAGTATAGTTTTAGGCCAAGCTCCATAAAGTGTTAATTTACCACTTTGAATATTATCCTTGGTTTTGAATCCTTTAATTATAATTTTAGACGAACTATTGGCTGATCCATCTCCCTGTCCCAATGGCATTATTGACGCACCTAATGGAGTTCTTCCTCCAATAAATCCACCACCATAAATTGGGCCAACAACATAATCCATCCAAGATTCTATAAATCTTCTAATAATCCATTGTCCATCAACTAAAAAATTAATGATATAATTATCATCATATTCTGATTTCAATGGTATATCCCAATTAGGACTATATGGACCAACACTATCTTGAAATATTTGTATACTTCGTTCTGGTAATTGACACATAGTAGCAAAAAATTGGTAATCTGATGTAGCTTCTGGCATCTCTACTGGGCAGTTTTGAAATTCTACAGAATACCTATTAGTGCGTTGGGCACCATATTTGCTTATTTGATTTATTATTCCTGTTATTTCTTTTGATCCAGGTGAATCTGTTTTTGCACCTATTCCGTAAATATTTGCCATTTTTATTCCTTAGTGTTGTTTTTAAATAACTGATCTTCTGTTATTATTTTAAAAATCCAACCATGTTGTTCACAGTATTTTTTTGCTGCTGCCCATTTACATTTATTTATTTCAAAAGTAATAGATTCTTGTAAATAAGTTTTCTTATTTTTTTTACTTTTTGGTTCTATTGTTTGCTTTTTGGGCTTTATTTCTACCATGAATGTGTCAATTTTATCTGTATTTTTGGCCTCAAAAACAAAATCAGGATAGTAGTGATGAATGCTTTTATCTATAGTTGATATATACGGTATTTTTATTTCTTCACTAGACCAACGAAGTATGTTGGGATTAGTATCTAAATACTTACAAAATTTTCTCTCCCATAATGATCTACAAATAATATTATTGGGATTTCCAACATATTTTTGAATGTTTTGGGGGGTGTATTTTGTTTTATAGGCCATATAATCTTGACTATATATTTATAACAATGGCAAGAGTACTTTCATTTCCAGCAAGAGACGATGTAACTCAATACGATATACCTGCTTGGATTACATTTTGGTCTGCAAATTACAGTACTTGGGCGTCTAAACGCATTCCAAATCAAGTACGAGCATATCCAAATAATATTATAGCATTGCCGTACCCTACAACTTTTAATACGTTAAACACAATACCCTATAGGAACAGTCCTTCAGTCCAAATGCGTGGTATTGAGGCTTTGTTAAAAGGAAAACCAACAACTGGACCCGACAGAACAGCAGCAGACGAGGCAGTACAGAGTAATCAAGCGGCAGAAATTGGATTAGATAAGGATGCAGCAGTATCAAGAACTGAATTAAAAGAAAGTTTTTACACTGGTGGTAATGTGTGGAGATTTGACCAAATGGAAACTGTTCTTCAACCAGGATGTCGTCGTGTTCATAGTTTTGAGTTTAATCTGGTTGCAAAAACAATAGAATCAGCTAAACAAGCAGCAAGAATAGCTGCAGCTTTCCAGGCAAATGCACATCCAGGAAATTTTACACAATCCATATACACCATGAATCATCCTGATATATGGGTATTTGGTATAGGAAATGTTATTGGTAGTAGTAATATTGCTATGGATGGCCAAGGATTAACATCAGTATTAGCAAGAGTAGATATTAATAGATCGCCCATACAAAATTATCCTTATACGGTAACAGAGTCAGGATTATTACCTGGATCTCAAGGATACGCAAAACAATATCCTCTGGCTACAAATATAAAATTAAGTTTTATTGAACTAGAACCCGCTCTAAACTGGGGAGTATATGATGGTTTCGATTATTTAGCAATCAGATCACAGAAAGACATTTTATAATGTTTAAATATTTCCCAACATTAAGTTATGATTTTGGAGCTACTGGGGGTATTAAAACAGTAACTAATCTATTTAAAGATGTAAATATTGATGTGGATAGTTTAGAATTTATTAAAACAGAACAGATAAATCCTGGAGAAAGACCAGAACAATTATCGTATAGACTATACAATTCATTTGATTACTATTGGATTTTAATGTTATTAAATAATATAAAAAATCCATTTAATTGGAACAAAATATTAGGACAACAAATAACAAATAAAGATCTAGACACTTTTGATGCACGAGTATTACAATTTGGTAATACTTCCCCATTTTTACCAACCAAAGAAGAATCAGGAATAACATATAATGGAGTATTACAAACTTTATACTCAGATTCTGTTATAGATTCTTATGATGGAGTAGATTTATCTGGTATACAGATAGGAGATACTGTTATTTTTGAAACTGGATTAGGACCATATGGAATAAAATGTATTGGTGCAGGAATTATACCAGAATCTTCAGTAGCTCAAGGATTAAATAGAACTGGAGAAATGGACGACTACGCCCATTATGGACAGAGTATAGTACCATTAGAATTTGATTTTCAAAAAGACAGCACCCAATTAACAGCAGGTAAAGATTTTACCTGTGTGTTAGATAAATATGGCCAAATACATTGCTGGGGCAGAGAAGACACATTGGTGTTATTTAATTGTCCTGCATGTACAGATTTTACTACTATTACTCCAAATTATATAAAATCGGTTAGAACATTATATAAATTTATAGAGGCAAGTCAACAAAAATTAGTAGCAATAAACAGTGATTCTAGATTAGAATTTTACGGAAATTATACTACAGAACCAGCATTATATGCTGCAGCAGGTTCCACTGTTGGTATTAAGACATCATGGTATCATGTTAGTGATTCTGGTTCTCCTGGTGGAGTGATACTAAAAAGTGATAAAACACTAGTGGATTGTGGTACTTTAGCCAATACTGGAATAACATATGACGATGTTTCATGTGGAAGTCAATTTTGTGTTGGTATAATTAGTAAGAATGGTCGTTTAATTGCATGGGGTGAGAATGCATATGGTCAATTAGAAGTACCTAGTGGAACCGGATTTGTAGAAGTATCTGCCACACATAGACACGCTCTTGCCAGAAAATCAGACGGTACTGTTTACGCTTGGGGACTTACAGCAGATGGTCAAACAATAGTACCCGATAAAAAATATAAAGCAATAGCAGCAGGAAAACGTCATTCTGCAGCATTAACAGTTAATGACGAATTGTTTTGTTGGGGTAAAATTCCTAGGGCAGGATTTACTGGAGCAAATGTTGCCGGTATCACATCCAGTGGTTATACATTAAGCAATTATACCACGTATGGATCTTACGATAGAATTTATTCAGGAGATCACCATATAGTATTACGGGGATTGACAGGAACATACCAAAAATTTATAGGAAAAGTAGAAGAAATAGATGATGGATTTAAACGATTAATTTGTAAATATTATGGTGGAGTGTTGTCTAACACTGACCTAATAATAGATGATCCCACAGGAACTGTGGTAACTATTTTACGAAACGGGCAAGAAATTAAACAAATAAAAAATTGTTTAGTGGGAATACAAGATATAAAGAATACTACAGTAGAAATACAAATAAATTATGAAATTATTCCAATAACTAAAGATATTTGGAAAACTGTGTTTATTAATAATTTTTCAAATGCGGAAAACGATTCACGTTTTATGACATTGAATAAAAAATATAGAGATTATTCGTATCAATTAAAGCAAAATATGTTATATGTAAATACTGTAATACTACAAAAAATAGATAGTCGTATATCGGAAGATCTACAATCAGGAAATGTAACTAGTTACAAATTAAGTGATTTTAATATTTAATAACAATGCTATCTTCATTAAAACAAGTTCAATATCCTAATGTTATAATAAATGATTTAATTATTAGGAATGCATCTACAGGAATGTTAGCTAATTCTTCTGGAGAATTTGCTCAAGGCATAGCAGAACAACAAAGTTTAGAAATAAATTTAATCAAAGAAGCTAAAAGCATAGATCCACTTGGTGTATATTCTTTGTCGTTTGTGGAAGATATGGAAGAACCTCATGTTAGTGGTTCTTTAATTTTAGTTGATAAAAGTAATATATTTGATAATCTTGGTATAAGAACTAATGCAGAAATAGAAATGGATATTTCTTTTGGTGATACAATTGATAACAATTTTAATTATAAAGTAAACAAAAAAAAATTATTTTTTAATATTGTTGATATTGAAACTATTAATGATATTGCTAGTCAAGACGTAAATAGAGATGTTGGTACTCCTAATTATCTTAATATTAGATTTTCTAGTAAAGAATTTGTTCACTCTGACTTTGTTGGCCACAGTATAAATTATGATAGAGTATTAAAAACTTTTGATAATTTTATAGGACCTATATCAGCAGAATATAATTATACTATTGGTTATGATGGTAAAACAACATCTACTATTAAAACAGATAAAATAGATGATCAGATCAAAATTAAAACAAAAGTAGAAAAAGATAAAGATCAATATGGAAATATTGTAATGACTTTACCTCAAGAAAGCAATACATGGCCAGCAGAAAATCCAACATTTTTTGGCAACCTTATTACAAGATATAATCAAGAAAGAAAATCAACATTTAGTAATAGACCACCTAAAGGATTTAAATCACATGCAACCTCTAATGATATTTGGATAAAGCCTGAATATTTTTTCTATCCATCATTTAAAAATTCATCAATTCCAAGACTTACTCAATTAATACATTATGTAAAAAATTATGCATGTTTAAAAGAAGATCCAAACTTTGTTGATTTTATGTTTTGGGAGGATCTTGATGGTTTTAATTTTAAATCTATAGCTAAAATGGTTCAAGAAAGTTCAGGAGATACTCCGTTATTTTTCCCCGATTCTAATCCACAGAACATGGAAGCTATTATTTCTTTAGATGTTATTAAAGATACAGAACCTATGGATTTAATTGCAAGTGGAGCACTAGTATCTGAATATATTAGAGTTAAACCAAACTGGAAAAGTCCGTATAGAAACATATTAAGTGGAGAAGAACAATATTCTAAAGAATTAATAAAATATTCTTACAAAGAAGATATACTCGAACGCAGTAGTCCTATTAAACGTATTAATGATGTTATTATTACTAATAAACGATGGCCATTGGATAATCGTGGATACTCTCCGTTCAGTTCTTCAGAATTAAATATTACTAGTATTAAAAGTGATTTTAATTCTATGGCTTTTAGAATTTCTGATGAGATATATGGGTTTTATGATTCAGCTCAATACAATTCAAAATATTCTCCTTGGTGGTCTTTTTTAGATAAGAATAATAAAGGATTTACATACAAATCTGTAGGAACAATTGATTATAATGGAGATCAACAGGGATTAACATATAATTTTAATAAACTTAATAGATTAGAAGAAGAATATTGGCAATCTCAATTTGATTTCTGTGAATTACCTGGAACTGCTTTACATGTAATTTATAATAAAATAAAATGGCCATTAGAAGAAAATAGACAAAAATATGTAGAAGCTAAAAAATTAAATGAAAAATGGAAATTTTATTTTGATAATATTTGCTGTGAACGTAAAGTTCCATTAAATTTCTTTGCTCTTCTTACTGGTGCTGATAAAATTTATGGTGGATTATCTGGTACATCATTTCAGGCAGATCCAGGAGGAATCTATGCGTATAAATGGGTAGAAGTAGAATTCTGGCCACGAGAAGATGTGGATGCTATATTAAAAACCGGAGACGAGATTATTAAATTTGAAAATCAAGAATCGTATCCATTTGTTTTTGTGAAACCTAAAGGAGCCCTAGAAGGAACAATTCCATTAACAAGAAAATACGAAAATAAAATAAAGAAATATGATATAAAAGGTTCAGAATCTAAAGCGGGACAAACATATCTCACAAAGGATACCAGGGCATATAATATAAATGAAATATTAAATTGTGTTGGTTTAACATTTCCTAAAGGATTCGATACGTCTAAAATTCCAACATCAGTTAAAACAAATCTTAAAGATTGCAAATTCTTTATCACCAATCCAGGATTAGCATTCCCAATAGACGATACCAAAACTACATGTAAAACTTCATATCCTAAAGGATTTGAAATGATGCCTATTGGAACTTTTAGATTTGCAAATGAATGCTCCGATTCTCAAAAATGGCCATTTGGTAGAATAGTACAAATGCATGCTATACCTAGAGAAATAATGCAAACCATAGCAAAGGGAGAACAAGGATTAACTGGTATTTGTTCTGCTGGTTCTGGTGGAGCATCTATTACAGTTACTCCTATGTTGGGTTCATCAGAAACTACAATAACTCTTAGTAAAGAAACAAAATCTGAATCAGAAAAGGCTAAATATTTGTTTGTGTTTGATGTTGTTAATGCTCATGACGGTTTGTGTGATAATACGTGTTCAGTATAAATAAAAATATATTATGAAACCTAATTCATCATGTTGCTGTGGACCTGCAACAAAAAAACCAGAAGAAAAGTATGAAGTAACCAGAAAACCTTGTGGTCGTGAATATCTTTCTGGTTGTGGTACTCCTTTATTAAACACTTCTTTTGATTCTACTTGGGGGAAACCGTTATGGTTTCGTGAAATATTTAAAGATTTTAAAGGAGCAAAATCTCCGCCGAGCCATATAAGTTATGAACAAATTATACGAAATGGAGGATCTGGTGTATTCAATAGAGATTTAGCAGATCCTGCATACGAATGGGATGTTAAAGATCCTATTTGGATATATTCTAGTAAAAGTCCTAGAAGTATTCCAAATCCATATGGAGATTATATAGAACATGCTCCAGACGATCTAGAGGCTGCACCAACATGGCCATTATCTGAAAAAATAGCTGCAGCAGAAACTAATATAGCAAGATGTGATAATCCTTGGTATAAATTAATAACACATTATCCCAGTGTAGGAAGGCCATTTCAAAATGGTAATGAAAATCCTACAAAATCTGAAGGATTGGTATTGTCTTCAATTCCTTCAGATCTTTTCCCTGGTAAACAAGTAGAAAAATATAATTATTTTCCAAAAACTTCAGCAGAGATTGGAAATTTTGATATACGAGAAATTTCACACGATAAAAATCTTCATACAAGTACAGCATATCCTGGTAAGTATTGGATTAGTTGGTGGAATGCTATACATCCAGGAAATGTTATAGGTTATCGGGGAGTTGATATTTTTAATCAATATTTTAATGAAGAAAAGTCATTAATAAAATGTGATGATACAGCTGGAACATCACAATGTGATAAAATTGGATGTAAGGGGTTGACACAAAACGAAGAGTCATTGGCAAGCACTCCCAGCGGCTATAACTACACCAGTTTAAGTTCTGGAGAATATCATAATTGTGCAACCAATGAACATGGTAGAGCAATCTGTTGGGGATTAACTGCCGATAATAGAACAGAAACAGAGATGTTAAATTTTGATATTACAACTCGAATATCATGTGGTCCCGATTGGACTGTAGCTATAGGTTATGGTGGCGAATATGGAATAACTCTATGGGGAAATGTTAGTTCTTCATTAAAACAATTACCAGAAGAAATAAAAAAATCTGTAGCTAATTCAAAAAAATTATGTGCTGGTGGTGATTTTTGTGTTGTGTTGAAAGAAGACAATAAAATAATACTATGGGGCAGTTCAGAACCCCGTTTACGTATAAAACCTAGACGAGCAATAAAAGATGCTTCTTTGGAGATAGGAGAAACGACATATAATATTCGTAAAGACGAAATTATACCTTTCTGGGGACCCAGAGCAGCTTTGTATAATGCGGTATTAGCCTTTGAAGAAGGAGTAGACGAATTTGGTACACAGAATGATCCAATATCAACAGAATTAACTTATGTTGATATCTGGGCAGGTAAACGTCATATTGTTGGTTATTCTAGTAATTACTTTAAAATAGCAAAAGCAGATTTAACTGATGTAGCACAACGAATCTATGGAGTAAATCCCCAAGCAATGTTTCCAGATCAAATAGAGACTAGAATTTTTTCTTGGGGATTAGGTATGCCTGGAGATCCGTATAATAAATCAGCCGATTATGTAAATCAATGCTGCCCAAATTACTGGGGAAATCTTTTGGTAGATGGAGAAGAACAAACACCTAATCTATATCCATTAAATTTACTAACAAAAGATTATTTTGATGCATTTTCTGTATCATATGATGATCCTGACAGCGGCATAGAGAATACAATACCAGTATTCACTTCTTCTATAGCAAATCACACAGTATTTGTTCGTGAAAAGTACTTGAATGAATTTGTAGCAAGACGTAAAAATTGGAATAAAAATGGTGAAGGAGATTGGAATGGAGATCCTCCTAAATGTATGCCATATGAAGTAGCATGTCCTTGTTTGGATTCTACAGGCAGTCCGATACCAGATACAACACAAGGAATTGGTGAAGATTGTCCAATAATTCCAGATAGTAATGGAGATTATCCGTGTTGTTATCATAATGGTTATGAATGCTGTAGAAATGGTCGTGGATTAATGTTTGATGGTTGGGGAGATGATAGTAATGGACAGATTAGTAATTTAGGAATGAGATATTTTCAACCCAATTACTACACAAATTCTGTAAATAAAAATTTTGCTGGTTTAGATATTTACGCTATAAAAGAACCAGGAAAAATTTCTGGATATAGTTTTAAATGCGCTTTAGGTCCAGATAGAACTGTTGTAAGTTTAACAAAATATCCACCAAATGTGAATAAAATAACCAGTGAAATATACCACACAGTTAGTGGTGATTCTACTAGCACAAAATGTTTACAAGGAATACTAGCAGCATATGGTGGTAGATATACAGAAATAACTGCATTATCTTGTGGTACAGATCATAATATTATCATTCAAACTCCATCAAAACTTGGTGGAGTTGATTATCCGTATATTGGAGAAATAGACAAAGGAAAGAAGATTTCATGGAAACATCAAGTGTCTGCTCCAGGAGCAGACACTGGAGAATATGCAGATTCTCCCAGAATTATTATGGGAAGTGCATTAAATAAAAATGATTGGCACGATCCTGAATTTGATCCTGGTACTGCTTCCAGATTATTATTTGATTTACAAGTAACAATAAGAAAATTTAAAAAACAAAGTGATGGAAATTATAAACAAATAGATTATTTAAAGTTTTATCCATCAAAAACAACAGAACAGCCAGACGGCATATCTGTAAGATTAATTGGTACACGAGGTGACCAACGATTAAAACCATTTACAGGAGCTACATGCGATTGTGTTTGGTCTGATTATGCTACAGATAGTCTTAAAGTTGGCGGCCATCAAGGAGTAATATTAAATGATATTGGATTTGATGATCGATTAGATATTAAACGAACCGATAAATCGTATGCATGGATGGAATTTAATCAATTAGTAGGAAATGGAAATGGCGTTGCTGGTGGTCACGAACAGCCTTGGGTAAATTTTGAAAGTGCTGCGACTAAAGCTTTTAATGATTATAATTACAATGCAACAAATTATTGGACATGGGAAAATGCACCAAATAAACCAAGAATTAATTATTGGTTTGCTCCTCCTAATACTTTTACACATAATATTATAGAAATACCACCAGGAAGATTTCCTTCACAACTATCGTATTATTGTAGAAACAAATATTGTTATGGTGGACCTAATAATGTAATTCAACATTGGTGTGATCCATGTTTTAAAGGAATTTCTCCTCCCAGTTCTGCTATTACTGGCTGGAAAGGTCGCTTAGGTTGTACTGGTTGTGAAAATAATTATAATTCAGAATTATGTGCTGGTTGTGGTTTTAATAGTGATGGTGTGTGGGAATGTGATAGTATTGCACCACCAATACGTGATGTATACGGATATAATTGTGCTGCAAAAGTTTTTGGTAATATTTTACCCGATGAAATTATAATAAACAGGACAGAAAAAGCAGAAGATGATGAAATTGTAAAAATAAAACCCCAATTAAAAAATAAAATAGTATATCAAGAAGAAATAGTTTATAGAGATGGAATACCAGTAAGCTCTGAAAGCTGGAAAGTAGGAGAAGTAACTCAAATAAAGAAAAGAGTTATGACTTTTATTCCAATAGAAGTAAGAAATGAAGAATTAAAACAAAAACCTTTAGATCCAAGTAAACCATTTTATTTTATAATATTATCTCCCGCTGGAGCCTTTATTGAAGAAATTAGATTTACAAAATATACACATAAAAATTATGATAATAATTGTGAATATTATAATAATAAATTTATGAAATTAAATTCTTTTGGTGAACCATCAACACCAATAGAAGAATCTTGGCCATCATTAAATCGATATTTTATTCCTCGTTGGGCTTCTTTAGAAGAAGATAATAGAGTAAATACCTGGACATTTAGAGATATTGCTGGAAAAGAAACACAAGTTTCAAATTATACAGAAATTGATTATCCTTTAGTTGTTGTGCCCGCGCACGGTGGTGATATAGGTACAAAATATAACATGGAAGGATATGTTGATACTGAATTGTTCAGTATATTTAATAAAAATAATCCAATGTTTAGGACTATAGCTAATAATGGGTATCCAGGATCTTTTGCATATAATTTTATGCCAGGAAGATCTCTTTCAGAATTTCATAAATCTAGATATATAAAAGATTCTATAGATTTTGAATATCCATTTAATAAAAATGTAAGTGGTGTTAGTGGAATTGGTCATTATTTTGAATTTAGAGTTAATCAAAATCAATCACTGATAAGTTTTACTGTTCCACCACCTGGTGTATTTTTTAGTACTAAAGATATAGCTTATACAAATTGGAAAATAAATGGATTAAAAAAACCAGAACCTTTATGTGGTGACACAGAAACTGGTTGTTCTTCGTGTGCAATTCCATTTACTGGAGCGCAAATTGCTGCATGGGGATTTGATTTATACAATCAAGATTTATCTAATGCTATTCAAAATATAATTCCAGAATTAACTGGAAATTCTATAACAGATATAGAAATAGGAAATTTGAATTCTAGAGGAGTTTGGTTAGGACTAGCATCTGATAGATTTTTATCTAGTAGTGGAAAAAAGCGTAATCGAATACGATTAATGTTTCCAATAGAATTAGCCCCCGGAGAAACTATAATGTTTGGTAGGGGAGTAAACATTGACAATCAAAGCTTAACGCATTTAAATGATGGACTTTACGTGACAGTGGAAGTTACTGGTACATTTAATCAGTATCCAAATAATACAAGTACTATTAAGCCAGCACAAACATATAAAAATTATGAATATCGATGGGGAAGATTTAATGATGAATGCGCATGCGATAGTAGACAAGGATTAACCGATATTAATGTTTGGGAGGAATTAGAGAATAAACCAGATATAATTCGAAAATATTTTATCGAACCAACAGAATTGTCTCCAGAAGAAAAGGCAAAATTAATAATAGGAGACCAAGAAACAAGAGGAACGGCTCTGGTTAAATACGCTAATTGCACAAATCCCGTAACTTATCTAGAATCAGGAGAAACTCCTGTATTAGATTTAGGTGGTCAAGAGTCTTTAATAGGATTATCTGATATATCTTCTATATGGCCAATATGGGAAAAAAGCATGATGGGAAATGGATACGAGTGTAAGAAAGGCTCTGATTCATACCATCTTGGATCCGATGGTAATGATATTATTGATCCTATACGATTATATTCAGGAAAAGGACCAGATACAGGAACAATATGGAGATGGATACAACGATTCGGAGGATGCAGACCAGTATTTAAACTATCTGGAACAGGAGTTAGAGGGTTTTGGTCGGATTGGTTGAGTAGTAGAGGATATTCTACATTTTTAACATCAAAAGAAGATAAAGACAGAGTTGGTGGAGATATACCTTTTGAAGCATCACATCCTCAAGGTTGGTTAGGAGCGGGATTTGTTAATTCTACTGATGGATATTGGACTAATCAGTTGGGCGGAGATTCCATAGGAGATCTGGTTACTGGTGTATGTAATTGGTTTCCTAAACAAGCAGAATATACAACACAGTTAAGAGATCAATGTTGGCCAGGTCAACCGTATGCAGGCACTGTTAGTGGAACTATGTGGTCTAGTATGGCTCTTTGGAATTATACAGTTTGGGGCAATCCTGATATTTTAACTAATTATACAAATGCTAATGGTGAAGGAGGACCGGTAGCAGATCCGTGTAGACCCATTCCAAATATAAGAAATGGTGTACATTTTCCACGAACACAAAATAAAAAGAAACAAATATTAAAATTTTGCTGTTTTGGTGACAAATATTTAAACGAACCGCCGTCTGCAGTAACGGAAGCTATAATGCCTGATAGATACTCTATTAATGTTAGAAAAAACAAGTATAGAAATCTATATAATGCAATGTTTAGAGCAACAGAAGGAAATAAATTAACTTTATCATTTAGAGATTGGCATGGTGATCCATTTAATCCTGAGAATTATACCAGAAGATTAAGAAATAAAATAACACCAGTATGGGCAGATTATTGGTGGGCATGGGATTATAATACTCCACAGTGCGCATCCCAATACAATTGGTCTAAAAATATCCAGGAATGGAGGCACAGACGTTGGGATCTTCCATTGTTTATTGGAGTTAATAGAGATAATATTGGATCTTTCTTTATTAATGATCCAGGATGTACACCAGAAACATGTCCAGGATTGGAGATAACAGATGCTTCATATACATTGGGTGGTTCTGGTATTGGTAAATTTATGGATAGATTGGGTTGGAATTACAGAAAATATGATTGTATAACCTCACAATTAGATCTTGCTCCTGGTTCTTTAAAATGGTCTACTTCTGTACGAGGAGCAAATAACAATAGTGGAACCACAATATGGCCTCCCAGAGGATGTGGTCCGAGCTGTTGGAAGACCCCAGCAGGAGCTCCAGCATATCCAGGAACATTCTATGCCATGAATAATGCTATATGGTTTAATTGTTATGCATCATTAAATATACCAAATTTCTTAGATCTACAAAGTGGTTCATTTGGTTCTGGTGTGGTTTTTAGTGTAGATTACAGTAGATGGCAACCATATTTTCATTTTCTTGGTCCAGGATTTGCAATGGCTGATAGAAAATATGATGTAAATATACGACGTGTTTCTTGGTATAAATAATTGTAATGGCTATAACTATAACTAGTACTTCTGTTTTTAGACCAGACGAGACTGGTATTTTTAATGGTATTAGTGGTTCTTCTGCGAGTACCAATATATCATTTAATTTACAAAAATCTTCAATTAATACTATAGAGTCTGTATGTTTTAGTCCGTATGGTCAAGTATCTAATATAAATTGTCCGGATTGGGATCCTGCTTGCAACTGTTTTATAAATCAATATAAACCCAAAGAACTTCCAAAAACTGATGCAGAATTGGTGTCTCTAAAAAAATCTATAAGCGAATGTAAGCTGATAACCGATAATTTAGTAGAAAAATATCAACAACCTTTTTGGTTTGGTGTAGATTTTTCTAATAGTAAATGTCCATATAATTGTTTTGGAAAAAATTTAGTATCTGCTGGTAGTGGTTATGATACCAAATATTTTAAAGACGTAAAAATTACATATTATGGAATAACTGGAAGTATACCTAAAAATACATTTTATCCATATAATTTGGGATACTATGGCGGAGGAAATAGTGGTCCCGTATTAGTATTAGACAAAACATATGGGGTTCTAACATCAAATGATAATTTTGTTTGGGATGGCGATGCTCCAAAACCATTAGAATTTAAAGTACAAACAGATGCATCAGGAACAAATACTGATATAAATGGTCCTTTATTTGGTGCATATTTAGAATACTCTAAAACAAATGCAACTTTTTGGAACACACCCCCCAAAACACCATTATTAAGAAATGCATTAGTAAATTTATATAATTTTCAAAAAATAAAGATAACTGTAAATGGATCATATTTAATAAAAATAGGCAGTCTTGTTAATATACGAATACCAATTAAAGATGAAATAAGCGAAGCTGGAAGTGCTCTAACTGATAAAAGATTTGGTGGAACCTGGATGGTAACCAGAATTGAGCGAATAATAATAGGCGGAAAACATACAATGGCTCTTTATTTAATAAGAGATGGTTATAATACTAATAAATACAATAAACCATCACTCAGTACTTACGGAAGGCGAATAATCAAACAGAACGATGGAAATAGTAATAATCCATCATAAGGGAAGTAAATGACCACATATAGAGATATAGACTTTAATTTAGGAATAATTGAAAAACCAAACGGTAATTGGATTAATATTAAAAATGATGCAAATGATATAATTCAATCTGTAAAAAATATAATATTTTCCAGTGAAGGTCAAGTACCATTTAAGAGTTATGGAGTTGGAGTTGTTGATTATTTGTATGAAGATTTTACAAAGATTGATAAAGAAATTTTAGAAAGTAATATTAAAAATCGTGTAAATTCTGTAGAGCCACGAGTAGAAATAGTAAATGTTAATGTAAATAGAGTAAATACAAATAATATATTAAATATAGAAATTAATTTAAATCTATTATTAAAACCCAAAATAAATAAAACAATAAATCTAACATTAGATCCAATATAAAGTAGGTAAAAATGGCAAACCCACCAATTAATATAGCATCACTAGACTTTAGAGAAATTAAAAATTCTTTAGTAAATTATTTACGATCACAAGAAAATTTTAATAGTTATAATTTTGATTCTACCGCATTAAGTACTTTATTGGATGTGTTGGCTTATAATACTATGTTTTATGGGTATTATGCTAATATTATAGCAAATGAGAGTTTTTTAGAAACATCACAAATTCCAGATAATATTTTAGCATCAATTAAACCACTGGGATATGTGATTAATGGAGTAAATGCTTCAAAAGCAATTTTACAAATTACTGGTAATGATATAATACTAACTCCTTATACTAGTATATTTTTTGGTTCTGATTCTGCTGGAAATAATTTTAATTTTTATACAACAAAACAATACATATTAAATTCTGTAGAACCAGTTGAAGTTACAATATATGAAGCTGCAAATATAGTAAAAGATAAACAAATTTCTGGAGAGGGTAGTCCTGCTACAGGAATTTTAGATCTAGAATCTCAATCGTACAGAGTAGGAGGATTTGATATCGATATCTATACTATTGGTGTACAGGTAAATGGAGAATATTGGTCTTTATATAATGCATATGCTCCAAAAATAAAATCATCTACAGATAAAATTTACTTTATAGAGCGTAGACCAGATGGTTTTTATTTACTATTCAGTAAACCGGGATTGAATGAAACATTTTCATTTCCTGGTGCACGAACTATTACTTCATCTGATATAGTTAAAATTTCGTATATAATTCCTTCTGGAAGTATTGCAAATGGTTCTACTATTACTAGTGGTTCTGGTACTATTATTGAATCCAGCCTTAGTAGTGGTGGTGGTGCTCCAAATATAGATTTAATAAAAACATTTGCTCCAAAATTATTTGCATCATCTGATAGAGCTATAACTAAAGATGATTATTATAGTGTAATAATGAATAGTGGCTTTTTACCAGATGATATAACAACTCAAGAACAGATATTGGTTTGGGGTGGAGAAGAATTAAATACTCCCATACCAGGAAAAGTATATTATTCTTTAGCAAAATTAGATATTACTTCTGATATGGTTAAAACTCTCACATCACTATTAAAAGATAAAGGAGTAATAACTGTAACACCGGAATTTGTTCCACCAAAGTTTATAACAATTTATAGTACATTTAGATATAGTGGAATACAACCATTATCAATAATAAAAAATGCTATACAAAAATTTTATAATGATGGTTATAAATTTAATAAATTATTTTCGCTAAGTGATTTTATAATCTATATAAACAATACATTTTCTAGCACAAAATTATTGGATATTATTGCTACTAGTATAGAATTAACAATAACCTCATTTAGTAATATAGTAAATCTTAATAATCAATTAAAATTACCAACAAGTAGTGTCCCTGGAACCGTTCTAACGTCTGATAGATTTTTATTACCCAGCGGTGAAACTTGTATTTTTAAAGACAAATTAGTTTCTGGTAATATAGGAAAAATTATTATACAAGATTTATCAGGAAATATTTTAGGAGATGCTGGTTCTATAAATTACGAAACAGGAGATCTGTATATTGATAAAAATCATCTCACAGTTGGTGGAGTAAATCTTAGAATTAGTCCAAGAAATATTAAATTATTAAATCCAGGATTGGCTACAGTTTATACACTAATACCAGAAATTACAACATAATGGAACAAACATGTTACTATGGAATAAATCAAAAATAAACAAAACCAGAATTAATCAAGTTAATATTGATGATGCCCAGCTGGTAGAACAAGAAGTAAAAGTAATAGAAAGAGCATCTTTTACTTCTGGTAATGATTTTTTAAATTATGTGCCTAGACCAATATTTGAATTAGGAAAAACTTGTGAATATCCTTATGAAATAAAAGCACAATTTCCTCATTGGGCAAATAAAAAACCCGTTGGACAAACTGGACCAAATTTAATAGAAATGGTTCAAGAATATTATAATTGGTTGGCTTGTTCAACCAAACAAAATATAACTCCAATATTTGGTTTTTTTGAATTAGAAAATTTAAAGAAAATAGATGATTTACCAGATGATTTATTCTTTTTATATTCAAAAATATTTATTCCATCATTATCAGATTCAGCACTCAAAAATGATGTATCAACTAAAGAATTAAAAACTTTATTAAATGGACTATACAAAAAATTATATAGTATTAAAGGATCAGAATTTTCTTTTAAATATTTAATATCTTTATTTTTTAGTGTAACTCCGGACGATATTTATATCGTAAATCCTAAAAAATATTTAATGGTATTAAATGCGGGTGTTAGTTCTGAAATTTCTTTATTTTCTCCTTTGGCTACTTCAGGAAGATTGAATTATAGTATTCTACGAGATTCTACGTATTGGAATGAATATAGTTACATTGTTAATATTAAAAATGAAGGCGATACTATTTCTAAAGATAGACTGCAGACATTAATTCGACCTATGCTGCATCCTTTAGGATTTAAAGATTATTATCAAGAATCAAAAGTTATTTTTAATCAAATAAGAGAAATTTTTTCAAGTTCTATTTACGAAACTCCAAAAATAAGAAATTATTTTTATTATACTTTAAATAGTACTGAAGCAAATTCCCCCGATAGATGTGAAGGATGTGCTGATTCTCCGCCTATTCCTACTTACAAATTCCCAACATGGAGTTTTGCTATTTCTGATCCAACTAAGTATCCTATTGGTGTTAGTTTTGGTTCTATAAATATAAAAGACTTCTGGGAATTATATCCTTCTGTTGAAGGAAATTTCCCAAATATGGATATAACTTGTACCGGATGCTAATATGAACAAACCTATAACAACAGAACAATTACAATTAGATACTAAAAATCTTTGGTTGATTTTAGGAGGTGCTCCAACAAATACACCAGACGTATTTGAGTCTGAAGATGCACTTATTGCAGTAAAGGTACCAGAGTCACAAACAGCATCAGTAATAAAACACATAAAATGGGAATCTGGAAAAGTTTTTTATCCGTGGGAACCGGGATTAGATCCTGAAGCAAATCCTTATTATTGTGTAAATCAAAATATTTTATATCTATGTGTGGGTAATACTCCAAAAAACAGAAAAGATCAATCCGGAGATTATTTGACTTCTGTTCCTCCAACAAATACGGGTTCTGTTGCTGTTACTGGTAGTGATGGTTATTCGTGGTTACCATTATATTTTATAGATTATACCAAAGAAGGATTTATAACAGATTCCGATTTTCCTCTTCCAGATTTTAATGTAAATGTACAAGGTTCTAATTTTACATCTATATATTCGTCAGTCTGTTCTGGAGGAATAACTCAGTCTGGAAAGTGTTGTTTATATTATAAAACAGCAACAACAGATAAAATAACAGGAATATCATATATGGCAGGAGATTTAGTACATGCTTCTGCAAATTCATATTGTTATGAATGTTATGATCTTGCACAAAAATTAGATCTTTATTATAAATTTTCTGGAGGTGTTGGAGCTACAGCAATATGTGATCCTTCATATGAAATTACTAGTTTATTAGATACACTACAATCAATATCATCAACATTACCACCTAATACTACTAAACAATTTCAATTAAATATATTAAAAGATTATCAATCACATTATAATGGTATTTTTAAAGCAGATATAAATTTATCAGGTATTTGTATAGAAAATCGTACAGTATCTTCTGCTAATCCATATTTAAATATAGTAGATCCACATTCTGATGGTAACGCAAAAGTTAGATTAATAACTTCTCAAATTAATGATAATAGTTATGAAGTAGTTGGTATTAGTGTAGAAGAAACTGGAAAAAATTATATTTATCCCAGTTTTACGATCACGGGAGAAACTAATACAGCATTAGTGAATGCTATAACTCTTTATACATATCCGTTAGATGTTTTTGAAATTCCAGAAAGTATTCTAAAAACAAAATCCTTTTTAGTTAATTCTCAAGTTAATGTAGAAAATATTAAAAATATTAGTTATAATAGTATTTTTACAAAAATAGCATTAACAAATAATTTAAGATCACGTACAGACGAAACTATTACAGAGTATGCTCCAGAATCTGCACAAGTAAAAAATCTACAGACTAGATTTGTTGCTGCTGTATTAGATGTGGATGAAGAAACCCAAGTAGAATCACTTCCACCAGCAATAGAAGGACTTGGTGGTGCAACAGAAATTACTGGTCCTATTGATTGTGTGAGTGAAAATGCTGAAGATTGTTATACTGCAGATAATACCAGTTTAGAAAATTATAATATTTATGTTAGTGCTATACGAACTAACAAAACACTAATTTCTGGCAAAAATTATGGATATATACCACATCCAGTTAGTGGAAGTATTCCGGGATTTCAAGTAGAAACTAATGATATATCAGATACTACTGTATCACCGGTTAATGTTGGTGACCGAATTGTTATTTTAGGAAATCCTTGTCAGATTTTAAGTGTTACAAAGCCAGATTTAGGAAAAAATAATCAATATTTTTCTCCCCAAAAAGTCAATTTAAATATTGATAATTTGAGCGACAGTGTAACTTTAAACTTTAATATAAAAGTAACTACATATTAATATAACTATGATTTCAATACCACCATTTGATATTTTACCACTATCGTCTTCTCCTTATTTCAGTAGAATTAATGGTAACTATGATACTACTTTTGGAGGGCCTAAAAATTATTATTTAATAGGATTTAAGCCTGGATTTCCCCTTCAAGCATCAGAATTAAATGAATTACAAGAACAATTTTATTTACAACAAACACTGACGAACACATGTATCAGTAATTGGCAAGACAAAGGAATGCCTTTTTGGCCAGGTGCAACTCCTCTAGATCCTAATTATTTTACAATATCTGGAACTGGTACTACTAGAACGGTAACAATTACACCAGGTTGGTTCTACGTTAATATTCCTACTAGTACTAGTACTAGTGGATTTGGAATATGGATATGGAATAAAAATACATTTAGTTCTTCTATAAACTTCCCGTCTGCTGCTATAAATGGAACACAATATGGATTATATCTAGACGTATTTACTGCAGTAGATTATACAGCTGATACTAATCTTTCTGATAATTCTGGTGGTGGATCTTCAATAAAAACATCAGGGGCAGATAGAATAAGAATAAATGTCATCGGATATTCCGAAGACGCAACAGCAACTGCAAATAACTTTTTTCCAATATTTAAAGTACTTACAAAAGCAGGAACACCAATTACTTACGATTTAGTCACATTAAATGGCGGAGTAATACAAAACGTATCATAAAATAATATGACAACTATAAATCCACTAACATCAGGACAAACGTTTAAAGATTGGTTTAACAAAACCAATGAAATTATAAATTGGGCAAATGTACAGGACGGAATAGGCGTTACTGGAATTTCTGCAGGTACAGGAATAACATTAACATATGCTAATGGTAAAAATGTTATTGGTTTAGATACAACATTACCCGGAGCAACATTTAGTGGAAATGTTGCTATTCAAGGAAATGCCACAATAAGTGGCTCATTATCTGTAGCAAGTCTATCAGTAAATACGACAACAGTATCATATACTCCTAAATTAGTTGGTCTTACATCAGGAAACATTGTTGCTGTTTTAGAAACTGGTGGATTAACTCTAGCTAAAGCTGACAGTGCAGATAATGCAGAAGTATTTGGTGTAGTTATTGGAGAAGATGCGGCAAGCACATTAGTTGCTGTTTCAGGAAAAATTGATAATTCTTCATTTAGTGATACTGTAAAAAATGCTTTAGGAATTGTTGGTGGTACACTGTCTCCAGGAATAGCATATTTCTTAAGTCCAACAGTTGCTGGTGGTATAACTTCAATAGAACCAACAACATACGGTCATGTATCAAAACCAATAATTTTAGGTATTACTGGTGATACTGGTGTGATATTACCGTATCGCGGTTTCATAATTGAAGGTATTAGTGCAGGCATAACTGCAGAACTAGACAATAAAATAATTATAAGTGTCAATTATACTGTTGATGCTTACGCATTAAAGAATGGTTCTGCTCCAATTAAGCCCGGAGATCCTGTTTATTACATGGGCGAAAATATCACAGCAACAGACAGATCTAATTCTCCGTTTGGTCCTTTCACTTCAGCAGACCTAAAATTGGCAGGTGGTTCCAATAATAATACCACTTCTAATATTGCTATATTAAGAACTGCTTCTATTCTATCACTAAGAAATTATTGTATAGGTGCAGTTTCTTCTGTATTATCAGACAATGGAAATACTGTCATACTAGAAGTTCTTACAAGAGGTGGTAATTTTACCGTACCTTTTGATGATTTAGATTCTACAATCTACCAGAAGACTGGAATAACTGGTGGAATTTATAAATTAAATACCACATCTTCATTATTTGAACCACAACTGATTACAAATCCAACAAACACTTCATGGGCAACAATACTACGTAATAATGATGCAGAGAACACTGTAAGATTTGTTTTAAATCATACAGAATTTGATACTGGTGGTGGAGTATCTTCTCTATTACCTTCTTCTGTTGTGATTTATGAAGGTGTAACTGGTGGTTTAACTTTAATATCATCGAATAATTTATTAGTAAACGGTTCATTTAGAGTATGGCAGCGAGGAAATACCTCATATTCTGGAGCTACTTTATCCAGTCTTGGAACATATTTTACTCCACTATGTGATCGTTGGTTTGCTAGTACTCATGGTTGTACTAGTATTAGTATGAGTTTTAGCAGAAACAATTTCACTGCAACTCAAACAGATGTTCTTGGTTCTCCCGTACATTACATTACATATTCAAATACATTTACTACAAAAACAACAGGCAGTTTAGTGCAACGACCGAAGTTAGAAAATATCATTAAAGGTGCACGATACTTAAACGGTCAAACTGGAACAATTTCATTCTATGCAAAAGCTGGAGTTAGTGGTGCCACTGTAGATACTTTTTATAATCGATACACCGATTCGTATACCAGCGTGTTGGGATTAACAACAGCAATAGAATCTAGAATTATTGCAAATAGTCCAGGAATAACATTAACTGCAGATTGGGCAGAGTATTCAGTAACTTTTAAATTAAATAATGGTATAACATTATCTTCCACGGAAGAAGGTTGGTTTGGTATTGGATTTGAATTCCCCAACACAACAACATACAATCTTGCTCAAGTTAGATTCAATTTAGGAAGTACTCCAGTTCATCCTTTATATACAGAATTTGACAAAGAATTAGATGAATGTAAACGTTATTACCAGACATCGTATAGTTATGGAAATTTACCACAAACAACATCAGATAATAATTTAAATGAAGCAAGTTTAGATCTATTAAATCTTATTGCTAATACAGAATATTCGATAAAATTACCAATAAAAATGAATGCTGCTCCTAAAGCAGTACAGATATATTCTACTGCCAGTGGTGTTTCTGGAGAAGCATATAATATTTCTGCTGGACAAGATTTAAGAAATGCAAACAGTGGAACTAATATCAAAGTTCCATGGGCTATAACTTCTCCATATAGAATAAATGCTAAATTGTCTAATAATATTTACGTGAATATGCTTAAACCAGAAACATTTACTGTTGTTATTGATGGTGGTGCATATTCTGGTGATAGAATTAAATTCCATTGGGTAGCTAATGCAGATTTTGATCGAATGATCATATAATAAAGAGGAAATATGAGTACTAATAGATCGTCTTCATCACAAAACGCAAGAATATTCACTCCAACTGTTGTACTACAACAACCATCAAGTAGAATGGTAGTGACTCTAGATGGTAGTGGTGCTGGAAATTATAACGTAGATCCTTCAATTGCTGCTGGTGATTGTATACGATACAATCCCAATGATGAAACTTATTATAGATCTCAGGCAAATTTGGAAGCAAATGCTGAAGTATTTGGTGTTGTTGAGAGTATATCTGGTAACAAATATAATGTAGTAGTACATGGATCTATAAATTATCCGACTTCTCGTTTAAGTGCTATCCCAAGTACTGAAGATACGTTTATTGATATATTATTTTTAGATTGGACTGTTCCTGGTGGATTGACAGGAGAAGTAGCAATACCAACTGGATCAAATATTGCTATAGTAAAGCCTGTTATACAAGTAGCTAAACATGGAGAATTTAATGGTGTAGTTGTAAATTATATGGGTTATCAAATGGGTAATGCTGCCCAGCTACAATTAGGAGAAGAATCTGTAGGTACTTTAGTACAAACCTCCGGAAATCCTGGAGAAAATTATATAGATTTATCAAAACCAAACCAGATGTTAACTGTATCCGAAAATCCTATATTATATTCTCAGTTTGGTGTTAAGAGTGGAGTTCATTATGTTGAACTGACAATGGCGTCTTCTGCAAATATTGGTTCTATAGTTGTTGGTTCAACAGTAACACAAAATAATCCATCAGGTAATGGTTCTATAGGTGCTGTTATATCTGCTTCTGGAACTACTGTTAAAATAAGCAGAACATCCAGTTCATTGCCCATATACAATGGTTATTGCACTATAGGTTCAATAACATTTCAAATAATTGGATCATCAATTACGGATTTTACTTTACCAATAAAAACACCAGAAAGACTATCAGATGGAACTTTAATGAAATATTGGTTAAATAAAGCACCATTAACTAGAGTAACTGTACCAACACAATTGGCTATAGATCAATTAGAAGTTGGTGGAACTATGGTTCTTGGAAATATTACGGATTTAGAAACTAAAATTACTCAGATAGAAAGCGATATAGCATTAATAAAGACCAGAATAGGACTATAATACGTGGCAAAAAACTATATCGGTTCTGGTATAATTGATAGATTAAGATCTAGAGGAATAGGTAATACTGGTCCTACTGGTCCTACTGGAAATATAGGATTTATTGGTTCTCCGGGTCCAACGGGAGATACTGGTCCACATTTAGTGGGAATATCTTTATTTGGTATGTCTCTCTGGAATAATTTTTCAGACGGAACTTCTGCTGCAGCATCAGGTATAGCAAAAGGAAAAACAGGACCAGCAGTATATCTTGCAGATGCTGTAACTGTAGGATCTGGAATTAGTTTAGTACATTCTGTAGATTTAAGTGGTATTAAACCGATAATAAATCTGAGACCTATAAAATTTGAAGGACAAACTGTAAGAACTGTTGGTTCTAAAGTAATAGTAACAGCAAATCCGTCAACAACATCGGTTAGTGTTAGTGGTAGTGCAAATAAAAATAATAACATTGTAAAATTTTTAAATGGTTCCGGAACTCTGGTTGGTATTACTAGAGGATTTGCTACTTTATTTGTTCAAGCAAATGAAATTAATAATACTACCTCATATCCACACACAGACTCCAGTTATTATGACGATTATGTTCAAACACTTGGAAATTTATCTACTGGCTTAAGAATAGCAATTAATCCTAAACCTTCATCCAATAAACCGCTATTAAAAGCCATTCACTTAGATATGAATAATGGAGGAAATCCAGGATTATTAACAAGTGTAATGATATACAACACCAAAGATGCGTTTCAATTTGGCTTTGGTTCTTTTACACTATACGTAGAAAATGCAAAAGGAAACAGTCCAACTGAACCTGGAAGTTTTGATATTGCACATACTATTAAAACAAGAACGACTGAATCTGACATTGGTTGGTTTACCCAAGGAATCAGTCCATTTTTTAATAGATTATCAAGAAATAGCACAAAACAAATTGGATTCTGTTCTGATATTCAAGGAACTACTTGTTCTAGTTTAATTGTTATTAATTTTATTTCTAGTATTGCATTAGCTACAAGCAAATACATTAATTCTGATGCTAAATGTTTAGCTTTTGGTTACACGCCAACATGCACCGATACTTCAATGCTTGGTCCTGGTGGCACAATAAAACCAACAGAAGAAAATATTTTTTATTCTTCTTCCGCAGTAAATTCTAATGAATTGGGTGCATGTTGTAAAAATGATGGAACATGTGAATTACGTAGTGTAAACGATTGTTATGGTTATTTTCATGGTTCGGGAACAACATGCGGATCTACAGGACAATTTGTTTGTAATCAAAAAGGACCATGCTGTATTAATAATGGTATTGCTATAGTATGCCATGATGATATACTATGTTCTGATTGTTTACAGTTTAATAATGTTCCAGGAATAGTTGCAAAATTTGGTGGAACTAATTTGTCGTGTGCTGATGTTGATTGTTCTTTGGATATATTTACTGGTGCATGTTGTGATGGTACAGGAAACTGTTTTCAGTTATCTAATTCAGAATGTATAGCCAATGGCGGTTTTTATCACGGAAATTTCTCTAAATGTATCACAAATGGTATTAGTATATGCTCTGGTTCTACTGGTGCATGCTGTATTGATGGTTCTTGCCAACAATTAACATATGCAAATTGTATAAATTCTGGGGGAATTTTTACAGGCTATAATAAAACATGTAATAATGTTATTTGTAGTGCAGATGATATCTGTAGTTCAACAAATACAGAAGGACTGCTTCCAGGAAATGAATTTGGTGGAGGCGTAATAGTTGGGCGATTTACTCCAGGTATTAGCAAAATATTAGGATGTTCTTCTTTATTTTCAAAGAATAATTACGCATTTACAACAGAAACTAAATTTCAATCATCGCTGTTTACTTCAGAACTAGAACCAGAAGCTAATATGGTTGATATTTCTTGTCAAGAAGATGCTGGTGGTTATCTGATTATTGTTTATCCTAATGATATTTCTACTGATGGTAATTATACTGTAAAAAATCCTTTAACAGAAACTACTATGTATAATACCTTTCACTGGGGATTGAATGGATACTCTTCATGGGGACCAATAACAAATTTTGGTGTATACTCTGAAATAGAATATCGAGGGATTTCTTATATAAATGATATTATAAATTATAATGAAGGATATTGGTATCGTGGGGTTACTGGTTCTACCTTATCTGATAATTTAGAGTTTATAAACGAAAACTTTAAAAGTTGTTATGATATTTTAGGATATGAACCATTAGGAGAATCAAAAGTATTCAATAAATCTCATTATTCATTACACGGAAATTGGTTTAGATCTAATGGATTATATAATTCTTTAAGAGCTATGTATTCTTTGAAAGCTACTTCATTAGGAATGACAGGATATATGCCGTCTACTCCTAATATATTTAATATTATCGATCAACTATCAACAGGAATAACTTCAGAAAATCAAGGTATTACTGGAAATCCAATATACCTTTCTGATTGGTTTGTTCCAAGTCATGATGAAATGGCATTTATTGCAGCAAAAACTCTCAATACTGCAGATTTTAATATAAATCTAGCACTATTAGAAAAAGGTTATCAGCCATTAAATGGAAATTATTGGACATCTACAGGATCATTTGATTACACTAAAGAAGAAGGAAAATATGAGGATGCAGTAGTTCCTGCTTCTGGTACTGTGGCATTCGATATAGGAATATCAGAAACAGGAAATATAGACTATTATACTACTAATAAATCTAGCAGACAACAAAAAAATAAATTAAGACCTATAAGAATTTTGCGTTGTGATGAACGATATCCTTCACAGAGTAAAATATGGAAATTACCAAAACTGTGATAATTAATTTAATATAACTACTATTATAGTATGCCCAGTAATATTGGTAATAGCACAATACAAACAATTTATGTTCCAGGTGGAGCAGGAGGACGTGGACCGCAAGGGCCTCCAGGACCACAAGGAAATACCGGTAACACTGGCCCAACAGGAAATACAGGACCTTTTGGTTATAGTATAAGCTCTTTATCAAAAAGCGGTTCTGATAAAGTTATTATCACACTAAATGATCCCGATGGTACTACATTAATAATAGATGGATTAACTGGAAATACTGGTTCTGCTCCGACTAGTTATGGTTCTATAGCCAATCAGTATTACGAATTTAGAGGCACAGTTCCTTCTTCTGATCTAACACAGAATTTCTTATTAGTTCAAAGTGTTGTTGGTATAACAACAACATTTAAAGTTATAGAGGGAGTAGGAATTACTCTTTCGTATCAAGGAAATGATTTTGTTATAGAGGCACCTAATACTGCGGCAGTACGATCTTTACAAAATAAATCATTAATTGGAGCCAGTGGATCAAGTGCAATATCATTATCTGGTTTTACTTATAATACTGGAATAACTTACGATTGGATTGAAAATACAGGTATAACTTTATTTTTACAAAGTTTAACAGATAATATTAATACTTCTAGTAGTGGTATAACTGTACAAAATACAAATATTAGTATTTCTCAATTTTATTATGACAACACAGATAAAAATTGGTATAGTAAAAATACTTTTAAATTCAATGATGGTGTAGATACTGTAATTGTAAACGATTCAAATCTATTATTTGAAACTGAAGGGGCAATAAATTATCCATATATTCCGAGTATGGGTTCTTGTTGTTTCTGTAATACTGATGCCTCTGAAATAAATTCTACAGTCTGTTATGATTACATTACACAACAACAATGCAATCAATTAAGTGGTTCATTTAAAACTATATCATGCTCTGACAGAAGAAACGATTTGTCTTGTAAAAGTGATATACCAGAAAATGGTGCCTGCTGTACATGCGGCACTAATAATGATACGGGTGTTAGTAATAGTGCTACTTGTACTCAAAATTTGTCTAGAGAACAGTGTTTAGCATTAGGATTTAAATATTTTGCACTTCCTGCAGGAGCAGATTGTAGTTTTGTACAAGCTACTTGTGATGCTTTAGACTGTGGTGGCTCTTTAACAAAAAAAAAAATAATAAAGCTAGCTAGTAAAACATATCCTTCAGAATATAGTTGTGGTATAATGGAAGATGGAAATGTGTTATGTTGGGGTGAATTTATTGGTTCTAAAATAATACAAATAAGAACACCTAAAACAGAGTGTACAAATCCAGATAATATAGAAGATTGGTTTGCGGATGATATTGCTATAGGCGAAAATCATATATTGATTTTAGCAAAACCCATAGCTTATCAAACTTGTGATCAATTTATAGATAATACACCACCCCTAGATCCTGTAACAAAAATACCAATACTAAAAAAAGATAAAACAAAACTTTATAGTAAATCATTTGCTAAGAGTGTTTTTGAAAATTTAATTGATAGAAAAGCAAATATATGGTATGGTACTTTGGGCACTGCTAATCCTAGAGAAAAATTTATTATTCTTTCAGATTTTGGTAGACGATACAATTTAGCAATACCAACTCCTAATTATGATTATTTTATAGGAATAAAACGTTCTGATAGAACTTTATTTGGTAGTGGTTCTCCTGCAAATTATTATAAACAATACGACTTTCCATTATTTCCATTACCAAGTGGTCAATTTTTAGATGTGTCTGCTACTGGTTTACATGCTGCTGCTCTTAGAATTGATGGTAAAATAGTAACCTGGGGTAGTAACTCATTTAATCAATTAAATACACCACAGACTAATAGAAAATTTGTTAGAGTTGTTACTGGTCGTTATCATACATGTGGTCTTACAGATGATGGTAAAGTTTTATGTTGGGGCGCAGGAACTACTGCAGATTCGCTTAATAATTGGCCTAATTATGGCCAATCCACAGTTCCTGAATCATTAAATGATAAAACAGTTATACAATTAGAATGCGGATATTATTTTACTGCAGCATTAACAGATACTGGAGATGTGTATACTTGGGGATCTTTCCGAGGAGTTACTTTAAATAATATAAGCGGAGACTCAAGAATAAGTGATTTTGATGATACTATTTACGGGCAGATAAGAAAAAATTTGAATAGAGAATTAGTTTCAAAACCACTAGAATTAAATACAGTTAAAACAAAACTTATAGCATGTTCTCCGTATTCAATTGCAGCTCTTGGTAAAAATAATAAATTATATGCATGGGGTCATGATGGTATTATAGGAATTACTGCGGATACTGGTACAAATCTAATAAAGAAAGGACTGCCAAGTGCAGTTGAAAGATTTAATAAACAATTAAATCAACAAGAAATAAATCTTTCTGCAGTAGAAATACCTTTCTTTGCTGTAGATAGAAACGAAAATATTTATTTACTATTAAATTCATATGGCTGTGCAGGAACAACATATCTTGATCATATTTTTAACGAATCATTAGAAACAGAACCTGGTGGAGTAGACACTGGAAATAAAAAACCATCAAATTCTGGTTTAACAGGAATAGCTTTATTTCATTACAATACAAATATAGATTTAAGTAACTATAAAAAATTCTATGATTATAGTCAAGATAAATCTTTATGGAACGATGGAGTAAATAGTGGTTGTTTTAGTTGTAGAGTGATGAATGAAGTTGAATTCGAGACTATTAAAAATACCATAGTAGGCAAAAGACCATTTAAACGATACAGTGAATTTGGTGGAGAACCAGGATATGCTATGTTTATCACCCAAGGCATAACTGGAATGCAAAATCCATCTGAAAAACCAGTATGTTTTAAAGGTGGAACATTTATAGCAAATCAAATATATGAAACATGTAAAGATCCAGGAAGGCCAGGAGATTCTAGACCTTGGTGTATTTCTCCTAGGACATATCATTCAACGGAGCCGTGCGATCCAGAGGTTGATTTTAACTGTGCATTATGGTTATATGGTGGATATCAAACAGACGAAACAGATCCAGCGTATCCATTTGGTATAACGTGGGATAGTGATTTAGAAACATATAAAGATATACTTTTATTGGATGACGGCACATACGGTCTTCCAACAGCAGAAAATCCAGAAAGATTAGATGATGATGGAAATCCTATTAAAAAACCATTATCTGGATGTTCTAATTTATACGGATGCAGAAAAGGAGCATCTCATTATAGATCCATAATATGGAAAGCAAATAATCGCACATGTATAAATTGTATTTCGGGAGATGAATGTGATTTTGTTGATTTAAATTTAGCGTATATCACAAGAGGATCTGGTTTTACAGGACTAACCGCACAACAATTTTTAGGAAGTAATCATTGTTTTTATAAGGAAACTCAGCAATACGTATGGCAAACCGAAGATAATAAAACACAATTATTTCCTATATTTAAAAACATAAATCCATGTGCAGATCTAGATTCTGATCAAAATTTAACAAATGATGAAGACGATTTGCTGGGTTGTTCTAAACAGATATTAAAAGAACAATTAATATTAAAATTTGATCAGAGTACATTTACACGCGTAGATGAAGTAGCATCATATCCATCTATACAATCAACCGTAATAGAAAATAATGTGTTTTGCTCTAATCGTCCTACAAAGGATCCTCTTTGGACATCTAGACAATATGCATTTGACGGTTTGTTTAATATCTGCGAAAAAACAAAAAATGAAATTGTAGAAAAATACTATGAACCAAGATTTATTAAACAAGAAATAACAAATCTACTAACTTCAGGTAATATGGCATATTATACCATGAAACCTGATCTATTTTTTATGAATGATTATAGTAAACTTCAAAATTATACTATATTAACTTCAACTACAGCTTCTGATAAAAATTACGTATTAAATAAAATGTATTCAGGAGAATCGGGAGAAATATTATTAATTAATAGAAATGGTGGTTATTTACGAACATGGAATAATAGTGAATTAATAGTAATTAATAAAGATCGATATGGAAATGATGTTTCTCCATTTGCTTGTGATCCGTATACCACATTAACAAATAGAGATCCTGCCTTTTCTTCGGATTTATATTGTGGTGCTTGGCCAAATGGTATTTTATCAAGACGAATTCTTGCAGCTACTCTTGGGCACAGGCATGGAATGTATATTGTTGCCTCTGATGAATGTCTACACGATAATGGAATAACGTTTGATACATCTCCTGCTTGTTCTAAAGGTTATATTATGGCTATACCAAATGGTACTGGATTTACTGGATTAAATGGTCCGGTTTCTGATACCAAAAAGCAATCAGAGTTTTGGAAAGCCGTAATTGCTTCTAAAGGTCCAGAAAACCCATTTTTTAGTATAAAAAATTCAAATGAACCATTATTCATAGATACTATCTCTAGAAATATAAATCGCTATCAAGCTTCTAGTGGATTCTATCATTCTTGTATAATAGCAGATGAAGAATTAACTATAGGAGATATTTCATATAATCCAGGAGATGTTATTTGTTGGGGTGTTGGTATACCAAAAAAACCACAAACTAGTTTTTCTTTTGATCAAGCAAAAAGTATAACATATTCCAATGAAAACGATTACGCTATAGAAGTTAGTTGTGGGCATTTTCATACTTTAGTATTACAAAATACTAATGAAAGAAAAAATTTAGTTGCATATGGTGCAGGAACTTTAACTCAAAATGATCTAAATGCTAAAAAATACGATTTTGGCCAGTCAATAATACCAGAAAGAGTTAAACAAATAGAACAATATATTAAATTTATTGGTAGTGGTCCATTTTATAATGGAGTTATCTATTCTCTTGCCCCAAATCGTTATGGTTATATTGGATGGGGATATGGTACTTCTGAAAATTCTTGGATAAAAACTAAACAATTTTCTAAAAAGGTTGTTGATTTTTCACTGGGTGATGAGCATGTAGTAATATTGTTTGAAGATGGTACTGTGGATTGTTTATGTGATAATAATTATAATGGTGTATGCGATATTTCTACAGATCCAATATTACAAAATAAAAAATTTAAACATGTTTATGCCAAAGGTAATTTAACATTAGCTATCGATAAAGACGATAGTCCTTACGTATTTGGAGATATTAAAGATAATATAGAATCTATACCACCAGAATTAACAAATCTGGAAAGGGGAAGAATAATTAAAAAAATATCTGCAGGAAAAGAACACAGTTTAGTTCTTAAAGGTTATGTGGATGACGTATTGGGAGTTGGTGATATTATAGGATTTGGTAATGATCCTGTATTAACAGAATATCCGTCTCCAGATATAAAGTGGTTAAAAACCGGAAGTGCATCCAATACAACAATTGCAGTAATTGATACTCCATATAAACAATTAAAAATCTATGGAGATGGAAAAAATGAACCGTACATAAATGAAAAGATTTATAAAACAGATTTAATAGGAACTACTGGAATATCTACTAAACCTATAGAATGGTTATTAAGCCATTATGGTTCTTTAGAAGATCCCACTCTTAAAGAATATTTACAATTTATAAGGCGAGAAAAATTAAAAGATCCAAATAATACAGGATATTCCTGTAGAGATATTGCTGCTGATGGTTTCAGAGGAATTGCTATAAAAACTATTCCAGATATTAAATGGAATAATAATGATATTGGATATTTTTCAAGAGTAGTTCCTTGGGGATTCAGATATAAAACTCAACCAAGAAATCTAAACTTACTTTTTGAAAAAGTAAAATTAGTAGTAGATCCAAATAATGGAGACATGTTTGCTATACGTGTATTGCCAGTAGAAGTACTAACAAATACTCTTGGTACTGCTGTAAAAATAGAAAAATATTATATTAAAGTTGGTGATGATGACAGTCCATTTGTTAAATATGATGAAAATTGGATCAGTTATGGTTATAATCAAAACGAAACACTAGGAACTCGTATAGAAAATGATATTGCTTATAAGAATTTATATCAATATTCTGCTGGTATTGTTCTAGATGGTGATCTATATGAATTTACATCATTTAAAGAAATGTCAATGGGTCGTTGGCATACTATTGGTATTATAAATGATCCACCAATTGATGGTGTTGCTTCTCCTATTGATTATTTACCGTATGTTTGGGGAGATCCAGATATAGAAGAAAATTACGGTCAAATAGGGTTGCCCTTGGCCGATGATGGTATTCCTTTACGATTTAGATCGATTTCTGCAAACAATTATCATAATGTTGGTATTTTATACAAAGGACCATATGATATTGGAAGAACTATAGCTGGTGTAGAATATGAAGATTATCAGGTATATTGTTGGGGCGCAGAAATATATGGTTCAGAAATATCCAATACTGTAAATTACGGCCAAACACAACCACCTCTAATAAATGGTAAACCAATTAAAGCAAAACAAGTATCTGCTGGTTTATATCATAGTATGGCATTAACTGAGACCGGAGAAGCATATGCGTGGGGAGCAGGTTCTGAAAAAGATGCTATTGCTAATGCAAAACAATCAAATCCTCATTATGGCCAATCCGTAATCCCAACGGATGAATTAAAAAAGAAATATAATTTTATATATCTCTCTGCTGGAGATTATCATAGTGGTGGTATAAGACCAGATGGATCTTTAATATTATGGGGAGATAATAGAAGTAATCAATGTAATGAAGTTTATAGTAAGACAAATAAATTTACTAAGATTAATTGTGCAAATCAATATACTATAGGTTTAACTGAAGATGGTATTGTATACGGATGGGGATTTGGTTCTTCTGAAAGTTTAGCTACAGTACCAATAATATCTCCTGGGCAAAGAAATCCCGGTTATTCTGTATTAAGTGCTTTTCCTCCACGAGAAACTATTGGTGTTAGTAATTTTAATGAACACACTAATGCAAAAATGGATTCAGATATAGGAAATATTGTTGGAGAAAATAATATAGTTATCGCAAAGGATCAAGAAACTGTATTATTACCTAGTTCTGGGTCAGATGCCGAAATAGAACAAGATACACTAGACACATGGGGAGATACAACATTCTCTGCTACAGAATTTTTTGAAGAGATATTTGTTGCAGATTATAGACCAATTTATTATAATTTTAGTTATCCTATTAATAGAGAACTTAGTATATTTTTAAATTATGGTTCTGGGTATATCAATAGACCTAATATAAAATACGATGATGCAAAAATATATCAATTCATAGACGGTCACGGATTGAATGCTGGTTTTGATTATCAAAAATATTTGAATAATCAATCAGATATTACAAAATTAACTCCATATCCATTAAGTAGAATAGATGGAATAACTGGAATTCCATTACCAATATTTGCTGATTTTGGTAGTGCTTATAAAAATAAAAATTATAATAGAGGAATAGCCGTAACCCATGGTCCGTCTGATAGTGAATTTGATTATCCCAGTTACAGACCAATAACAACTATAGTAGATGAAACAACTGGAGAAACCACTGTAACAAGAAGAGACCCCGATAAATGGTCTGTTAATCCTTTAGGATTTTTCAAAAATACTCAAAGAGATGGATATTATGGAATAGGACCAACACAGTTTTTTATGATTCAGGAGTCCGATGTTATTGATGGGGCAACTGCATTTACTTTTTATTGTAATACTCCCAGAGATCATTATAAATGGCATGCAATATTTAAAGAATCTATACTAGATGGTTCTTTAGATCCTAATGAACTATCATTTGGAATCGGACAATATAAAAGTAATAATAGATTTCCTATTGATTTTAAACCAGGATATAAATCTCAATTTGGTATAAATTGGGGATTTGCTAAAGACGATACTACAGGTCAATTAATAATTAAAGAATACGATTGGCTAGATGCATATTCATTTGCACTAGGATGGAATCCAAATACCAATGAGCGAGTAGATTATTTTGATCTTCACCACAATATATGGGCTTCGGATTCCAATCTAAAGAAATCATTACCAGAATGTTCAGATTGTATCTTATTAAATGATATAAAGAAAGGATTTACTCCACTAGAATCTATAAGTGGTCGATTTGGTTATAATGTATACACTCTTAATATGGATGCTAGTAATCACCATGCATCTGCTAGAGGTATGATTAAAGTTTGTGGTAAATTAGATATTGCAGATCCAAGAGTAAAACCATGGGTAAAAATTTTAAATTCATTTAATGAATGTGGAGATCCTTGTAATATTGATGAAACAGATACTAATTCTAGAAATAGTTGTAAAGAATATTTGATAGATACTACGGCATTATTTGGAAGTATGTTTTATGCAAATACAGAAGCATCATATCCATTAGAATATACTGATCATGCTTCAGAGTTTTCTACATTATCAGATGCTATTCCAACAAAATATATTTGGAATGATTTTACTAGAGAAGTTGTAGTTGTTGAAGGCGGAGAAACAAAAATAGTTGAAATAAATATAGAAAATGATGGAAAAGCTTTGGATTTTATTGATCTTAGAGACATTATTCCAGAACAAAATCAAGCAGTATCTGACAAAGGTGATCAAAAATTAGCAGATGGCTTTTTTAATAGAAAAGGATATTTAAATAGATTACATTTTCCTAAATGGTTAAAGTTAAAATATTTTTGGAAAAGTGATAATTTATGTGACGATGATATTAATTGTAAAGGAAGACCAAATCCGTATATTGAAAATAAATATATTTTTAGATTCAGACCAGATAAAAATGACAGTCTTTGGGTATGTTTTAATGTTTACGGTAACTATAATTGGGGAGATAATAGTCAAGGGCAGCTTGGAGATATTGAAAAAATAGAAGGCAGAGATTTACGAAAACAAACATATAAAGAAAAACCCTGGATACCAGCATTTTTAAATGCAAATATTTCACCAGAATTTGTTGGAACTAGAACTGCTCCTATAAGTTGTGGTATGTATCATACTGTTTATGATTTTTCGGAAGTGAATAAAAAAAGTTATAAAACTTTCTTTAATCCGTATAGTAATATACAAGCAATTTATGCCCATACTCATAATTTTATATCAGATCCTGATAGACCTGATATATTCTCTAGTGATAATTTTTATCTACCAGTACAAACAATTAAATATTCTCCACTAAAACCAATAGAAAGTGGAATCTATATTCAATCTATACCTTGTGCATATAGAATACAAGGAAAAACATATTTAACTGCAGGTGAAAATTCAGAAAACGAATCAACAGAAAATATTGGTGGTGAGGGTGCTAAATTTATTGAAACTTCTAATTCAAAATTTGGTCATCGTGTATATGCTGCAGGCAATAAACATAATTTTGCATCACTAATCTCTGATGCTAATAATTATGTTGCATTTACCTGGGGAGGAGCAGAATTCCAAGGCAGAGGCATGACAGGTATTGCTACTATAGAATTACCAGAAGATCAGATACAGGATTGTGCTAATCGTTTAGGTTTAACTGCAGATAATAATCTTAGATTATTCCCAAATTGCTGTAAAGATGTATTTGGTGGTATCTCATACGCATATGGTGATCCAAATCCTCAAGGAAGATATCTTGGAGGAATAGAATTATACGATCAAAATGATCATAGTGCAGAATCTTGGATACGAGATCAAAGAAGAAATCAATGTCTTCAAGATCCATGCCCATGCTACAATAGCTGTGCTACAGATTGTGATTGCCAGTATTGTGATAGTGCTTTAGAAGATTGTTATAATTCTGAGTGGTATACTAAAGATAATAGAGTCGATGGAAAATGGCGTCCTTGTAGTGAAAGAAGACCTGAATGTGGTGAACCTGGAGCCCAAACTCTCAGTTTTGAAGATGCAAATATAAATTGTAGAGCATGTTTATTAAATGATTATAGACATGTGAATATAGAACATGTTTCTACAAGAGCAGATCATAATATCATATTAACTAGAGATCCTGAAAGAGATTATCCTCCCGATTACAATCAGTATATTGAAGCACAAATATACGATGGTTCTAATAAAGTAAAATTACTGAGTTGGGAAGATAATAGAGGAGTAACTCTTTTCAATGGTGCTGTTGCTGCAGGATTATTCCCAACAGTATATGGACCATTAAATACATATTTTGCAAAATACCAAAATTTTATTGTTGTTGGAGGCCAAAACGAATATGGTCAGGTATCTTTGCCTCCTCAGAATAAAGCAAATAAATCATTAGATATAAAATATCAAAAATATGATGATTTTGTACTTAAAATGGAAGGTGTAACTGCTTCTTTTTGTTCTGTGTTTGGACCTGGATATGGCAATGGAGATCTCAGTCAAACAAGTACTTCTTTAGACGATTATCAACTAATAACAGCATCTGCTGGAAAATACCACAATGTATATGCTGGATATTTTGGTTTAAGACAAAATAAAGTTCCAAGTAATATTTTATTAAATGTAACTGTTCCTTTATATTATGGTAATTCAGCTACAAGAAATACTAGCGACGGTTATAATATTCCAGAAAATATTGAGCAACAACGAGGAACGCTTAAAGGATTTACATATTCGCTATATGATCAAAATATAGTTGTATGGGGAGCAACTTATGCAAAACAAGACGAACTACCAGAAGAATTAATACCACAAACTACAGCTAAATCAATATTTGATGCTAGTTTTGAAGCTATATTCAATACACCCTTTGAAAATAAAGAAATTAAAAATATAGATTGGAGTTTTGATCAAAAATATTTATTAATAAGTATGAATAATTTAGATAGCGGAGAAGTAGTAGTGCTTGATGCTAACGATATGATACAGGATAAAAAGATTACAGTTATAAAAAGCATTAAAACATCTTCTCCAATTATTAAAGCAAAATGGGCATTTCCTTCATCTAGACGATTAATAATAGCAACATCAAATACCATTACAACTCATAGACTAACAGAAAAATCTAAAAAGGTAATGAAATTTATATTACGTTTAGAATCTATAAATTCAGAAACTGGTCAGATTATTAGTAGAATTACACAGAATACTCAACCAATTGATTTAGAAGCTTTACGATATTTTAATAGAATAATATTGACATGTAAACAATATAATACATCTGTAAATATAGCTTTTCATTTTTATGCAAAAGAAAGAGAACAATTAAAAAGATTTAAATATATTGTTCGTCTATCTAGAGATACTCTTTTCAGAGAAAACGAAACTCTTGCAGAATTGTATAATCATCCTACCAATAATTCTTTGCGTATGGAAGGAAATTTATTTGTAGTAGACGAAAACGACAATATTATCGGTATACCTTCTACTATTATAAATGATATAGATGATGGTTCTGTCACTATAAGTAATACCTGGAATATGGATGATATTAGATTAGAATCTGATACACCATACGAAACACAATCATACTCCAGAACATTTTCTAATACAATAACAGATTTTATCTGTTCTAAAAATGGAAAATGTGAAATATTTGTTGGATTTAATACTGGAGATATATTGGAAATAGATCCATCCAATCCAGATAATGATTTATTGTTAGATTCTTTACAATATACTAATGTAATTGGTTACAATTATCCTAAAAGTAAAGTAACAGTATTAGAAAGTGATCATTTTGGCAATTTATATTCTGGTCACGATAATGGTATTATACGTGGATGGGACTTTGATAATAAATTAATATGGGTATCATTTGCAAAAGCATCTACTAAAAATACTACTATATTTGATTATAATAAAGAACCTATTGGTTCTATTACTTCTTTAAGTGCTGCAATACCAACAACACCATCAGACTTAACATCTATGGATCCACCTGTTTTATGGTCAGCTACTAGATCTGTTGAAAATAGTAATCTTTTTAATAAAAAGATGAAAATTCGAATAACAGAACTTTCAGAATTATCAAATGGTCAAAAACAATTTGAAGTATTCTATGAAATATCAGATCCTGTTCACATAGCTTGGATAGAAAATGTTTGGTTTAAAGGGTTTTTAGATAGGTACGATTATTGCGAATCTACAGGTTGGGATCCAATAAAAAACTGTGATGTTTATCTATTAACTGATAGCGAATTTATTTGGAATTATTGGTCTAGTTATTTTAAATATAGTATTGGAGGCCAAACTAGATTTATTAAATTATTCTTAGAACTAAAACCATTAATTGGTGCATTAGTAGATCTAAAAAATCAATATAGAGCACAGAGTAGTTTACCTAATAAAAAATTATTATTTAAATTTAAAGCATATAACTTTTTAAAGATTTCACAACCAAATGTGTTTGGTAATTATATTCCATATTGTTTTAATAAAAATAATGAAACAAAATATGAATATCTTTTTGATAATATCGATAGTTTTAAACAAATACGAGACGATGGATTGTTGGGACAAACTTTAACTATAGATTCTGGTTATCTTTTTGGTAATTTTAATAATACGTATGATACACAATTTGTTTCATATGAAAAAGAAGGAATCAAAGAATATTATAAAAATAATACAGATGTTGAATTATTACAATTATATGAAGATTCAAATATTTTAGCACAGTGTGGTTCTTGTTATAGAAATATTAATATTTCTAGAATTGGTGTTATATCACAAAATTATTCTGAAAGAATAGCATTTACTAGAACAGGGCCAGGATTATTTAAATGGTTTATTACAAATATTGGTATTCCTGATAGGCATTCATCAGAATTATATGATAGTCCGTATTTTAATTTAGAAGGTAAAAATTATAATTCATCTGATACTAATGGATTAGATATCTCTAATATTAATACTAGAGATAAATCTAAAGACGATACTGAAGAAATAATTAAAATACAATCTGCAATCAAACATCCACTTTCTCCTTCATATGATATTAAACGAAATAAGATGTTCTATTTTACAATAGGAACAGATAATGATGTGAGAATTACATCATATGATCCGTCCAATAATGATAATAATCCAAAATGGAATCTAATATATCCTGGAGTTAGAAATTTAGATGGAACACCAGACAGATCCAAAGCAATTATAGATGGCACTTGGAATACTGAGGCTTCTCATATAGCATTAATTCATAAAGATGGAACATTAAAAATAATAGATCCATTTAATAGATTTGCATTAGTAACTCCTATAGATTCAATTAGTGGAACTAATATAATTAAATTACAAGCTGGTGATGAACATACATGTTTATTATACAAAGACGAAATAGAACAACAAAATAAAATTTTATGTTGGGGAAATAATTCAGATAATCAATGTGTCTGGCCAAAAACAGCGTATGAAATAAATAAATTATTTGTTAATGATACTGAGATAGAAGAAATATGGGCTGGGGGATATCATAATTGTATCTCAACAAATCAAAATTCTTATTTATCTGGTGTAGATCGTTATATGAAAACTCCATTATGTTGGGGTAGAAATACTCATGGTCAAACAGAAATACCAAATGTAAATGTTATTGATATGAGTCTTGGTAGAGAATTTACGGCATGGTTAGACCCACAAGTAAGAGATACTGGTTGCAGTAGTCAAGTTTCAGACCGTGGTGGTATACGCATAAAAGGAAATTTACAACAATTTGTTAAAGATAGAGCAACAACCAGTTATAGTGGAGACAATAGGTCTGGAATAATTTTTGGAAATGCATATAAGCATTTAGCTGCAGGCACAACTCATGTTGTTGGTTTTAAATATTATAATGATGAATGTGCTGGTTCTACACTAACTTGGACATTTGCATATGATAATTTTGGTATTAAATATGATTGTTTAGATACTCCTGGATGGTCTGAGGGAGTTCCCACAAATATTGTCGATTATATTAATACATTATCTACAGGTACTGCTGTTATACGAAAAGAAATAGAAGGAATGAATCCAGTTTATTCGTTTGGTGATAATACGTATCAACAGTCTGTTCCATTTTATGAATTTGATACCAAACAATTAAGAAATTCTTCAAAATATTTACTAAATGCTTATACTGATGGTAGAAAATGGGGATGGTCTTATTACAGTACAGCAAGTGTAGATGGTGAGCCAAATGTAGATTCTTTCTATGGACTGTCTCCAAATACTAGTTTTAGAGCAGGTGTTATTAATAATTATCCTCTAGGAATTAATGCTGGCGGATATTTCAATGCCACAGTTTGGAGAGATACGTTTGAACGAGAAATATGGCACACGTATCCATATATGCCATCATCTAATGTTCATGATGTATTGTTTGGATGGGGCGATAATAGATACGAACAACTTTCATTCCAAAAGAAATTTGCAACATATAATAGTCTTGTTGCTAATCCCATGAGCGAAGGTCCGATCATTACTCTAGGCAAATCGCATATACCAGTTTTAACAAGAACTTATGATACAAATTATCAGAGTATTTTGGTTCTTAGTGATCAAAGAGTTATTGGACTTGGTGCTACTTTAGAAAAACAAACAGATTTTGCTCCAGTGTTTACTGATGCTACTATAGGCAATGGATATGCGCTATATCTTACCGATCTTGGTTTAGTATTGCCTCAAATCAGCTACAACCGACAATGGATTGGTCCAGGTATTCCACAATATTTGTATGATCTTTCTCGTGGGGGTCAAATAGGGGGATGTTCTATTAATCCTTATAGTTCATATATTCGTTCATTCCGTTCTATACGAGAAGTTGTTGCGGGTGTAGATCAGGCTATGTTTATAACCAATGAAGGAAAAGTATTCCCAGTTATTTGTTTAAGTGGAGGTGCTCCAAGTTATTTTAATGATATTACTTCTAATCAATTTTCTATGAATACTGTACCAGCACAATGGTATAATTATTCTATATCTACTTTAGGATTTGGTCTATATCATATTTCAGCACTGTCTACTAAAGGAAAAGTATATACTTATGGTGTAGTGCCAACATATCGTTTTTCTGGCCAGTATCGACAGAGTGTGATACCTCCTAGTTTAGAGATAAATAGTAGTATAAAATATATGAATACTGGAAAATATCATACTAATGCAATGTCTATAAGGATTGCTGAATCTGGAGAAATTGTTCGTAGATTATGGAGTTACGGCAAATCTGTATCGATTTGAATTAAATATACATATTAAAGAACCATGCCAAGTACAATAGGATCTTCAATAATACCAGGAAATTTTAGCACTAGGGGCATAACCGGTCTTACTGGTATAACTGGTATTACTGGTAATACTGGTCCAACAGGATTAACCACTGGTAATACTGGAGGCACTGGTGATTGGATTTCCTCTGTTTCTTCTAATTTAGATTTAAACACAATAACATTTAATATTAGTAGTGGTGCTGATTATACATTTACTGGATTTACCGGAACAACAGGAACGTGGAGTAATACTATTGGTGTATCTGGAGAAACTGGAAATACCTATTTTAGTCCGTTTAATGGGATTACGGGAATAACTTTTAATTTTTATGGTTTAAGTGCAGGTGCTAATACTACTATTAGTCTGGAGGGAGAACAAGCAGTAGTACGATTTAGTTCTGTGGGTAGTTACGGTATTTCTGCTTCTGCTAATTACGTTCCGTATATCAACGGAAATACTTTAGATTCTACTAGAATATACGTTAATACTAACGATATTTTAAATTTTGGTTTAACTGGAATACCTGTAGGAAATCCAATGTTAAACCCATTATTTAAAGAATCAAAACTATTTCACAAATCAATATGGTCGGGAGGTGCAAGCGATCCTGCTAATATAGTTCTAGATCTTTCACAGAGTTCGGTATTTTATATACAGGGACCATTAGGAATAACAGGATTTACTGGAGGGTATACGTTCAGTAACGTTCGTCAAGAATATACTTTAATCATTAATACTGAGTTTGGACCAGTATTAAATCTTCCAAAAAATTTATATTTTTCTAACAACGAAACAACAGGCATAAAATATTCAGGAATATCTGGCAGAGGATTGCATGTAGTTTCTATATGGTCTGATAATGGTGGTGTTACATTCAATGGTTCTATTATACAAAGAAATATAAGTTACTCTGGAACTAATAATCCACCAATAGCAGATTGGGGATCTTGTTGTGTTAATGGAAATTGTTTAGACGATAAAACTGTTAATCAATGTAATGAGTTAAACGGTGTATTTTCTGCATTAACTCCGTGTTCGTCCAGAACCACAGAAGCTGGTTGCAATGGCGGTGCTTTTATAGTTTCTCCAGGATTGGGTGTGTGTTGTTGTGGAATAACAGGTTGTATTGATTATACTAATGCCCCTTATGCGGAAAACATAATAATAACAGATCCAGTAAGTGGAACATTATCCGGAAGAGATACGGCAATAATTGCACGACGAATAAACGTAACAAGAAATTGGTGTGATTCTATTGGTGGAACTTTTAAACAATATGCAGATAAATGTGCTACTTACGATAAGTATCCGGGATTTTTTAGTACTAGACGCAGAACTAACACCAATACCGATTCAAATACTCCTGAACTAGTATGTCCAAACGGATGTTTAGGTCCAGTAACTTGCTGTGTTGATAATGGAGATGGAACTTATACTGCAACACAAGAAACTGAATATTATTGTGTTAATAAATTACAGGGAGTTCCCCATTATAAAACTAAAGATGAACTTAATGCTGCAGGGGGCTGTGATGCATTTGCTGAAACTGGTTGGTGTAGAAAGGCAGGATCCTGTACATCTACAACCAGAGCAGATTGTGGTTGTGGTGCTTTCTATACAGGAACAAACGCAGAAAGCGAATGTGAAAATGGAGAGTTAGGAACTAAACCAACACTTAGTATTGATACAAGCAATCCCATTATTAATGTAGTACATTCTATAGACCCAACAAAAACAGAAACTTTAGTTAGTTATAATTCTGATGTTGGTACTCCTGCCACTTCTCTTGATTTTACTCTAATGAATGCTCCAATTAATACAACGTATTATATTGGAGGAAAAATACAAATTCTTGATACTGATATTGCAATAAGAGAAATAGATGTGTGGTCTTTAGGTTGTTTTAATCTGGTTTTTAGTGCAAATGGTAATACTGTAAGTAGTACCGATGCTTTCCAAAACGGTACAACTTTTTCTCTGACAATCAATAGTAATATTAATGATTGTATAACACAATTTGGCGGAGATGTTGATTTTGCTGCTAATCTAATTCTATATCCTGTATCTTGTATTGATGGAGAATTACAGTCAACATCTTCCATTACTATACCATTAAATTATACTAAAAGTCCTTGTAGCTGTCTCGCAATAGGAGGAGGAGGAAACGGAATAACTGGAGATATTATTAATAAATATCCTATTACTATTCCTTTTACTGCCACTCGTTATTGTGCACACTGCACAAATAAAGAAATGCGAGCAGATTTAGGTGGCAGTGGTGCCATATACGTTCAGCATATTCCGTATCCAATAAAAACTCAAAGTGGTTTTATAACTTTTTGTCCCAATACTTTAGATTTTATTGATGGTTCTAGATCGTGTGAAAATCCTGTATATTGGTGTGTACGATATGGAACTATAAATGAATTAAATGGATGTACTTACAGCAGCTTATTTGATGCTAATTTTGACAATACTCCACTTTTTGCCGACACAAATATACCTACTGCAACTCCTCCGTGCTATCATGCAGAATACAATGAACCGGGAGCAGGAACAACATATTGGTTTAGTGGAGATTGGGATTA